GTCGGGCAGTGCCCGTTCCCTATCCCCCTCCAGAAAGGACCCAAATCCTATTTTAAGTTCCAGTTCCTATCCCATCCAGGCACCAGCGGCTAAGCGAGGCCAGCCTTGTGGCGCTCGTCCCAGCGCAGGGTTTGAGGGTGGGGTGGCAAGCCGCGGGCGATGGGGTGGTAGTAGGGGAACGGCGTCCAGGGTTTGCGCGTGGGCCAGGCGCAGGCGATGGCCAGGCGCGGGGCGACGATGCGCACGGGTGCGATCACCGGGGTTGTCTTGGTGTGCACGAACATGAACTGGGCCATTTGTGTGGGGGCCTGTTTTGATCGAGCAAGGAACTCCGGGGCGAAGCGCAGCAGTTGAGGATGTAAATTTTATTTACATTTGGATGGTTGAGGTGGCGCGCCTATGCAGGTTTGTCTGAGGGAGCGCCTGCCACCACGTTTGCCATCCGCTGTTGTGTGCGAGGATCGAGGGTCACGGTTACGTCGAGCGTTGCGAGGATTTCCTGCACGCCTGCGCCGAGGTCGGCGTCGGCGGTGATGGTCATGCGCGCCGAGCCTTCGGCGACCGAGGTGAGTTCCCCGTTCCACGAGTCATCGCCAGCGGGTGCGATCGAAGCGGTGCAGACGGTTTCATCGCTCACCGCGAGCGTTGGCGAACCGTCGATCGGCACGCGTCGGCCGCGGCCATCGACGACCTCGAAGGTGAAGGGCAGGAGTTGTTCGGTGGTGAATTCGCTGGCCATTGTCAGTTCTCCTTGAGCGGTTGAAGCGGCTTGTCGCGAGGCGGTTTGGGCGTGATGATCGGCTGCGGATCGACCAGGTAGACGTAAATTCGCCACAAGAGTTCGTCGAGGGCGCGGGTATGGCGAATCACCGTCGGCGGCTCGGTCATGCGGCGGGGTCTTTCGGCACGGTGCGCAGATCGGGTCTGCCGCGGCGCATGGTGCGCGTCAGCTCGGCGAGCGAGTTGCGATCGAGCGCGTTGGCGATGGCGAGGATGCCGGCGAGCAGGAGCACCAGGGCGATCACTGCGCCGATGCCAAGACCAAGGCCGGCGAAGATCGTGGAGATGGCGATCGCGAGCACGGCGACGACGGGCAAGCCGAGGCCGATGAGAATCAGCGCAGCAGCGATGCGCAGCAGCGTTTGCGCGGCTCTCAGCATTTCGGCACCGGTTTTTGGGGAAAGAATTTTGGAACTGCAGACGCAGTTTTCAACGCTGGCGAAAAATGGGGTCGGATGCCGAGGCATGTCAAGCGGAATCTCGATGTGGCGATTCCCCACGCGGCGCGAGCGTGATGCGCTCGACATCGAAGCCGCGCATGCGCAGAAAGTGGCGCACGTCGTGCGCGCGCTGAACGTGGAAGTGGATGTCATCGGGCCGTTCCATGCGGATCGAATTGACGCTGTCCCACATCGCATGCGCCAAGGCGAGATCGCGCGGATCAGTGCTCATGGTCGAATTCCAGCAGGCGTCCGTGATCGAGCATCTGCGCATGGACGTTGGGCACGGCGGCGTAGACGATCCTGGTGAACTCGCGGCGATCTTCGTCGCTGCCGAAGTACAGCACGAGCGCGAACTCCGAGCCATCGAGGATTGGCGTGCCGCACAGCTTGCAGGTTTTCACGTCGTCGGTTTTCTTGGCCATCGCTTCCTCCGTTTGCGCGGTTGGAATTTTCGTTTGTGCGGCGACGACGCATAGCCGAGCTTGAACGCCAGCACATCGAGCGCGCGGCGAAATAGCCAGCCCCAGTGCTCGACTTCGCTGCGCGCGATCTTCTCCGATCGTTGCCGCACGGCGCGATCGATCGACAGGCCTTCGGTGAGCACGTCGCGCGCGAGGTCGAGCGCATTGACGCCGAGCAGCTTGATCACCGTCTGGTCGACGCCGCGCAGAATCGTGGCCGCGCGTCGCTGTTCGTCGCTGATGCCCGAGCGGCCGGCAGTGATCGCCGAGTGTGCGCGCCCGGGATCGATGGTGCCGATTGCGCCGAGATACGCGAGGCCGTACAGCGTTTGGTAGTCACGACCAGCGAGGTATTGGGCTTTGTCGATTTGTCGCCGCGCGCGCATGTGGCCGAGCGGATCGTTCTTCAGCGATTGGATCACGGTGATGCGTGGCGTCGGTGGTGGTGTCCAGCCCGGTGCGCCGCGCGCGGTTGATCCATCGCGATGGCGAAAATGTTCGAGCCGCGCTTCGACATCGATCGATCCGTCTTCGCGTTGGCGGCCGGCTTGCGCATAGGGATCGTCGATGTCCACGGCGGCGACGTGCGCGTGCGCCGGCAGGTCGGTCTTGCGGTAGAAATGCAAACGGTCGTGCGAGCTGCGCGCCATCAGTGCACATCCTCCGCTGGAGTTATTCCGGCCGCCAGAAGCAAGTCACGGCCGATCAAGCACCCGGGCTTGCCAGGCATCGGGCCGAGTGTCTGCAGCCAGCAGCTTTCGTTGCAGCGAACCGCGTGGAAGCGTTTCTCCTGCGTATCACCGAGGCGTAGCCACATCGCAAGCATTTGCCGTTGCATGGCGAGATCGAAACCGCTCGCAGGCGGCTCACCGACGAGGCCGTTGGATTGCGGATGGCGCGCACGCTTGTTGCGGTTGGCGATGCTCTCCTGGCGAATGAACGGCGCATCCCAGGTGCGAAGTTCATTTTTCAAGTTGCGGATGATTTGGCGAATGGCGGGAAGGATGTCGTGATCGAGATCGCAGCCTTCGCTCATCAGCCGCAGAATCGGCTCGCACGAGAGAATGCCAGGACGGTCGAGCACGTAAGCTTCCCGGTCGCCGGGTTTAGTTGCGGCCTTGAGCAGTTTCCCGTGAAGTTCGTTCAGGTCGATTTGTGACACGTCGAACGGTTGGTCGGCAGACTGATCGTAGCCATTTGCCTCGCGGCTTCTAGACTCTGTCTTGGATTGATTCGACTCTAAGATTAGACTCTCTCCTTGCATATGCATCGCTCCCACCGATGCTCCTGCATCGCTCAAGTTATGCTCCTGCTTTGCATGAGCTTTGGTGGAGCTATGCTTGAGCTTTGCTTCAGGCAGAATTTGCTTTTTCCACCGTGCCTTACCGGCATTGCGTCGTTTGATCTTGGTTTCCCATGCGACCTTTGCACGCTCGCAGATGACCGGATGATATAGCTTTCCGTCGCTGCACTTTACGAAACCTCGCAGTGCAACATCGCGCACAGACTCGAAATTTGGCACAGCAGCGAATGAGCAATGCACAAGCATATCATCCGGCAAGCTCCCGGCCGGAACCTGATGCCACGCGTGAGCCCAAAGGTTGATCGCAGCCTTGGCCGCCCACCCATCCGCCATGGCCCAGGTCACGCTGTTGAACAGCAATGTTACATCAAGCGGCATGTAGTCGAAGTCACGGAGATCAACATCAGCCGAGATCGGTGGACGTGGAAGAGTTTCGGCCATGACGCCAATCCTTTAGGCAGCGACGTTGAACAACGATTGGCCGACTGCGCACAGATCGTCCTTCATGCTCAATACCTCGCTGCATTGTCGATCGCCGAGAGACTGGGATTGCAGAACAGGTCGATCGTCTTCGCCGGGCCCAAGCGGTTCTTGCCCAGGATCAGCTTCATCACGTAGCGCTGGCGATCGAGCTGCTCGATCTCATCCTTGTCGGGAACCGATCGCTGCACTTTGCGTTCGAGGTAATACGCGGGCCGGTACAGCAGCTCGACGAAATCTGCGTGCTCCTCGATGTTGCCGCTGTTGTGCGTGAGAAAGCCGTCAACAACAAAGTTCGCCAAGCCGCCAATTGTCAGATCGAAACATTCTTCGTCAGCCACAACATCGATCGACGTGATCGCGTCCCAAATAACATCCGATGCGGCGATCGTCGCCAACTCAGCATCGCCAAGCTTCCGCGCCATCTTTGCCAGCGTTGCACGCGACAGTAACTTATCCTCATCATCCCACTCGAAATCGCGAGAACTCCACCCGGCAACAACACGCTTGTAGGTCACCTTGCGGCTGATCTCTGGTGGCAAACGATCCAGGTGCCCGGCCTCATTTTGCTTTGCCGTCCGCGGGATGCGCTCCAGCGCTCGCTCGTGCTTGGCCCCTAGAAATCCGATCGATGCCATGAACGATTGCACAGGCTCGATGCCGATGATCGCCACGGTCCACGTCGTCCCCGCTTTGCTCGTAAAACCATTGGGCTTCCGATATTCCGAAGAGACCCGCGCATTGATACCAAACCGCAACAGCAATAACTGGACCTCGCGCGCCAGCCGTTCGCTGATTGTCGAAAGTCGAACCATCGGTGACGATCCCGGTCGCGATAGCGATCCATCAGCATGGAAAAGCCCACGCAAAAATGCCGCTACGCTTCCATCGTTGCCCCCGCACATCACTGAGGGCACAAATTTGTTCCTCCCGGTCGCACCCCAAATGCCGAGGGAGCGCAACCACGTCGTCAACGGATTCTTTCCAGCACCGCACAAGCGGCCTGTCGTCATGATCACTCGCCACGCATTTCGATCCGACTTCACCTTCGGCTTGATCTCGAAAGCAGAAGCCGCCAACGCCGCAGCAACATCTGCTTCATCGCGAGTGGCTACAGACAATTGAGCGCTGCCACCGAAATACCCATCACCGATCAACCAACCGAGGAGCAGCGCGCGATCCTCGTTCACTTCCGTCACCCAGGTCGGTGCTCCCAATCGACGAGGCAACGCCACATGCATGCGCGGGCGCAACAACTTCGCCTCACACCAACCCTCACCCGTAAGAAGGCGATGACCAGCCGAACAGCGCAGAACACGACCGAGCCGCGTCGTAAGCCGAAGCATGGGCCGCTCACCAACTCGCCACCCAGCCGTGATTGGCGCACGAACGAGAGTCATCTGTTCATCAAGAGCCCACACGTTGAACCGGAGATTCCCCGCAACGATGTCATGGATCGGCACGGGCATGCCGGTGTCAGCATTCACCACCGCCGCATTCCCCGGCAGACAGTCGCGGAGGTCGCTCAGCATCGGAGTTTTGTCGTCGCGGTTTTCGACGGCGCGCGACAACTGCACGAGCGCGAGCACCGCCACATCCAAGCGCTTCGCGATGTTCTTCGCCGCCAGCGTGACCTCGCCCAGTTCGTCTACGCGGCGCCCACGGTAACGATCGGTGACCTTCACGAGTCCGAGGTGATCGATGCACACAAGCCCGAGCTTCACACCTTGGCGCGCGAACCGCTGTTGATGCAGCCGCGCCCGCGCCTCGATGTCGGCCATCGACAAACCGCTCGACCAATCCAATCGGATCGGCAATTCCTTGATGCGCGCCGCGCCGGTCATCACGCGGTCGCGCTCGCCCTGAGTTTTGAAATCACCCGCAATGATGTCGCGATAGGGAATGTTCCAGTCGGTGCGCGCAAGCTCGTCGGCCACCAGTCGCGCCATCAGTTCGTGCTGGTCGGTTTCCAGGCTGAAGATCGAGACCCCGGTATTGTTCATGGCGATGCGCCGCGCCAGCGAGCACATCTTCGCCGTCTTCGCCATGCCAGGACGACCGCCGCACACAATCAGCCGCTTGGTGCGGTAGCCGCCGCCGATGGTCGAATCCAAGTCGTAGAGCCCGGTCGGAATCGCTGTGCCCTCACGCACATCGAGCATGTGATCCGCGAGCGCCGAGACCAGTGCGCTCTCGATCGTCGAATCCTCACCGCCGCCGCGCAACACATCGAGCTTCGCCCAGGCCGCCGCCAGCGCCTCGATCGGCGAATGCAGGAACTCCCGCGCATTGCGTAGGTCGTCACCGATCAAGATGAACTCGCGCATGTCGGAGATCGCCCGGATCATCCCGGCATAGTCGTGCGCGTTGATCACCGTCGTGGCCTCGGCCGCCAGCCGCGCGAAGTACTGCGAGCCGGTCAGCTCGCCCACCCTCATGTCCGGGAACGATGCGTTGAGCGTCAGCGGCGTGACCACGCGCCCCTCGGCGATCTCGGTCAGACACCGGCGATAAATCTCGGCGTGAAACGGCTCGGTGAAATGCTCGGGCTTGAGAATGCCTGAGGTGTAGCCGAGCGCCGCGTTGTTGATGAGGATCGCACCCAGGAGCGCCTGTTCCAGATCGATCAACGCCGGCAAGGGCGCCTGCGCAGTGCTACGTGGAAAATTGTGCAGGTCAGCCATAGCGCTCCCTCGCGATCTCCAGCGCCGCCTTGAGCTTCTCCACGTCGGCGTACACGATCCTGGTGTTCGCCTTCGCGCTCGCCCGCCCCGGGCCAAGCTCCAGGATCGCCCGCGCCAGGAGATCGGCCGGGCTCGTGGCCTTGCGCACGTGCTTGCGATGGAACGCATACCGCGCACCCGCCTCGGCCTTCGGCCACTCCACCACGCGACCAAACTCGTCGCGTATCTCGCGCTTGTCCTCGCGCACCTTGAGATCGTGCGCCGCCGCATGCGCCAGCGATCCCGGCGCAAGCTCCATTAGCTTAGTCCCGTGATCGATCAGCAGCACGTGACGCGTCATCGACGTGCCTCCGCATCGATTGCAGCCATCTGCCGCTTGCACTCGTCGATCAGCTCCTTGGCGAACGCCTCCAGCTTGGCCAGCGCGTTCAAGTCCGCTTCCGCCTCGCCCAGGCGGCGCTCAGCCTCGCGACGGCGCGCATCGATCACGCGATGAACGCCCATGTAACCTGCTAATTGCTCAGACATCGCTCTCCGACGATCAAATTCCGACATCGACTTCTCCTGGATCGTCACGACGGGTGGCACACCGTGAGCTAGGGTTTCAGGCTATGTCAGGTGCCAATCCCGTCGTGACGAAACTCATTCCTCCGCCTCCCCGTAGCGAACATCCTTCTTCCAGCGCTCAACCTCGGCGGCGTAGCGGTCAAGCTCCTTGGTCGGAATGAATCCGAAGCCGCCCCACCGCTCCACCAACACCTGCAGGCTCGGCGGCGGGCGAAGCTTGCGCGGCTTGATCTCGGCCATCAGCTTCGTTTCCCCATGCATCCCATCCTTCGAACCGCTCGCGCGCAAACAATTCGATGCGCGGCAGCGTCGGGAACATCTCCTCGATCATTTCGCGGAAGGTGAAGGGCTTGGCGCTGTGCGCGCCACGCGGCGCTTTGATCAACGACTCATATTGCTCACCTGGAGCAGGCGCAGGTATTGAGCCGCGTGTGCCAACCAAAAGCAGTTCGTGCTTGTTTCGATTCCAATAACCGGTCCCGATCTTGTCCTTTTCCCAAACGAAATGGGATTTGTAGACAAAGCCCCAGGCAAGCAAAACCTCCAACGCTTCAAGTAGCATCGGTGAGGTCGCCCATAGGAAAAGCACCGCATCATCGGCGGCTGGAACTTCCAGCGCCCGGATCGCAGCCGTGTCCATCGTCGGATAGTGATTGTCGGCAGCACGATCCATGCCGGTCTCAACGCTGTACGGCTTGAAGCTCCAAGGGGGATCGGCATACACGACGCCATATCGTTTGAGCGGCAGTGCAAGCTGCTTTGCGCCGAGCGCCACTTCACGGTCGGCGCGACGCTGTGCCTTATCGCCCTGGCGCTCGGTCGCCGCCGCAGCAGCACGTATCTTTTCGTCGGCCGCAAGCGCTGCGACAGCGTCAATTGGTGCGGGATTTCCCGCGCCCTTGTCGTCATGGCCGCTTATTTCTTGAGCCTCTTGACCGGCCCGTGCGGGATTTCCCGCACGACGATCGTCTCGAACCGTTGACTCGTCGATACCGACAATTTGAGCGATCGACCGATTGCTTTCGCCCTGCGTCGCAAGCTCCATGACAGCTTCACGCCGCTCGGCGATCGAGTACCGGATGTAACCGCCAAGGCGACCATTTACCCATTCCTCGACAGTGAGTCCGAGCGCCTTCGGAACACCAAGCTTCTTTGCCAGCGCAACCTGCCGCCATGACCCGGCAACAATCTGCGCAAGGCCCTGGGTGAATTCCTCGGCATCATCCCTGTTCATCGCTGTTCTACCTTGCGCACAGCTACCAGCGCTTCCTGGATTGTTGCTTCAGCCATTTCGAGAGCTATGCGAGCGCGCCAATACATGTTTTTTGATTTGAATAGCTCATAGGGTGATGGATACGGACCAGGAGGCGGCAGTTCATCAACCGGCGCAGCCTTTACATTAGGATAAAGCTGCCCAGTGTTAATCTCAGAAACCCGCCCCCCATTGATCAAAAAGCACGCTGCTATATCGCTCTGCTTATCTCCACGCGCCAACATACCTTTGACCAGCGAAGCAATGTGCTCGTCGAGACGGCTGAAGTCTGAATCTACACGCGTCGTTCTGATGTGTTCGTTCATTTTCCTCTCCCTGCAAATAACGGCTCATGCCTTCTTGTGATTTGCGGCGCGACCAAGCTGCACCCATAGAGCCAGATGCCGGCCGCTTCCGCGGCGTTGTGATCCGGCGCGCTCCAGCCCAGTCGCTGACACAGCGCCACCGCCTGCGCCTTCGCCCGTTCTCCGCTGATGCGACCGACGCCCAAGAAATATTTCCGCCAGGCCGCGACCGGGGCGAACTCAACCGGGACTTTGTATGCGACCGCGAGCCCTGAAAAGATCGCGTGCAGACCATGCGCAATCACCGCGTTCGCATGGTTTTGCGCCGGCACGAGACCTTCGATGATGACTAATTCCGGCAACCCCTCGGCAAGCATGCCCGAGAACCACGTCACCGCGCGGCCGAAGATGTCGGCGTAATCGTCGAACTCGAGTTTGAGCGCGATCGTGGTCAGGATCGGTTTATCAGCAGGGCATCCGCGGGCGAACCCGGTCTTGGTTGCAGGGTCTAATGCCCATACCTCGCCGCCGCGATACCACACCGATCGCGCCTTTCGTCATGAATCAGCCGGCTGGTCGGAGATCGACGGGCCCGCGGCCCACCTTGTTCACGTCGCCATCGGGCTTGGCGCCCTTGGTGACGCGGTCGCCCTCGTCGATCGTGTCTTTAATGAGATCACCGAACCCACGCCGCCGAGCTGCCGCCGCACCGAGCGGGCCGAGCGTCTCGATCAGCTCCGAGTAAATCGCCGCGTCATCGACATCATCCATCGAGGCGGCGATCTTCTCCTGTTTTCTGGCAAGCTGGCGGTGCTTCACCACGCCTTTCAACGGACGCGGGCGAACTCCCGCCTCCTTCGCCTCGGTGTACACAGATTTAATTTGCTCACGCACCGCTTTGCATGAGGCCATATACGAGCCGCGGAGCGACTCGAGCTGCTCGTTGTGATCCTCGACACGCTTGAGAAACGGCGCGGCTTTGGTTTCGATTGCGTTATGTCCAACCATCGACATTGTCCTCCTCCTCGTTTGAAAGGTCTCGGGAGACGCCGAGGGCAAAGGCGCGTGGGATTTCACCCGATTTGTGGCCCTACGCCGCCTCCCGATCTTAGAACTGTCACCTTGGCCACCTCGCTCGCGATCACATCGGCGCGCCGCTGGATATCCTCATACGTCGCGCGCGAGCCGGTCGCTTGCTCCATCCAATCCAGCAGCCCGTCGAGCATCCCGAGAGCGCACGCGATCGTCGCCTGGCGGCCGTTCGCGAAGTCGTACTCGGTCAGCGTGTCGATCATTTGCGCCCCGCACTTCGCGCGCATGCGGGCGAGCTTGACCTCGTGCTCGATCGTCATCACCGACCTCGCCGTTTGCCGTTCGTGCGCCGCCGCGGGCGCTCCTCATTGGCGGGCATATTGGTGTCGAAAAATTCCATCAATCGGGTGTAGTTGCGCATCGAGAAGTTTCCGCCCGCGCGCACCTTGCCCAGGTACCGGGAATCGTTGACCGCCATCCGCGAGATCGTCGTGATCGCCAGCCCGGTCGCGCGGGCGTAGTCGTTCACCCGCTGGATCAGCGCACGGCGTACTTCCACCTCGGTGGGATAAGAGGGCATAGGAGCGGCCAGACGTTCGGTAATGCGAACAGACTATGACACTGCGTGGAAATATGTCAACGCGATGTCGGCCAGTCCACAGTCGCTAATCCCAAATGCGATCTTGCCTTCCGTGAACGCTTCGGGTAGACGAGTGGAAAATTTCACACGATAAAAAAGCCACCCACAGCAACGAAAACCCGATGCTATCGATCCTTGATCCAGCGCTCGTCGCAGCACGGGTGAGCGAGCGTCTCAGCCATTTTAGGATGTCAGCGTCCGAACTTTCGCGCCGCTCAAATATTAGCCGCAGTCGAATCAGCGAACTACTTGCCGGCAAGCGTAATCGACCCTCCCTCGGCGTCATCCTCTCTGTTGCCCGAGCACTAGAGTGCGACCTTGATTATCTCATCGGACTGTCGGACGATCCCAACACTTCGATCCCCGCGTTTTTCCTCCCCATCACCCACCGGGCCCACACCGGGACCTTCGTGCGTCCAATGCCAAGTATCGCGTTCACTAAGCTCGGCGCGCCGCGGTGCGAGTCCTACGCCGATCGGCCGCACTTTGCCGTCATCATCGACGACGAGACGATGAGCCGCAACGACCCCCCGCTCCCACGGGGTTTTGTTGCGCTCTGCGTTGACCTCGAAGGCCTGCCGGTCATGGATCGAGAGGACTATGTGGTCCAAGTGAGCGACGATGGCGGCAAGACGTTCGAGACGACGATCCGCCACGTGCGCCACGTGCCAGGCGGTACCGAGCTGTTGGCGTTCGGCGATCAGCCGGTCGAGCCCCGCCGCCTGGGCCACGTGCTCGACACCGACCGCACGAAGGACGTGTTCGCGATCGGGTTCGTGTACGGCACCCAGCACCTCAAGCCGCGCGCAGGAATACGTGGCGTTTCAGTGACGGGCGCGTGACAACATTGCGCAGGGTACCAGAGTACCCGGGAACTTCTTGCAGCTACAATCGAGATCGGGATGCGTTAGGCCGTTCGCACTAGGCGAATATCGCGTATTGAACGGCTCAACGTCCGGTTCATCGAACTAACCATCGGGCGCCATTGGAATTTCCGTGAGCAGAACTCCCACGGAGGATGAGACAAGGTTGCGACTCCCTCGTTGGTTGCCAATTCCTTTTTACTGTGGAACACCATGTCGCGGGACGTTTTTATTTTCCCGCAGCACCCATTCCCGATCGCGAACAATTCCTGTTGACGGATGGGAAAACGCCACATACGTTCCTGGGTACCACATCCTCTTTTCTGAAACCACGCCGGGTGCGAAGATGCCCGTCGAGCGGATCGCGATCATCACGCGTGAGCAATGGCTTGCGCTGCGCCAGAACGATGTGACGGCGAGCGCCGTCGGCGCGCTGTTCGGGGTGCACCCATACAGTACGCTGTTGGCGCTGTGGAATGAGAAGCGCGGCCTCGAACTCGATCCGCCAGACCAGGCTATTCTGGAGCGCGGCCAGTTGCTCGAACCGATCGCTGCTCACCAGGCAGGCAAGAAGAGACCGACGTGGATCATCACGAAGGCGGCGGAATATCTCCGCGACCCGGCCACCCGCATCGGCGCAACGCCCGATTATTATATTGACGACAACGGTCGGCGCGGCGTCCTGCAGGTCAAGACCGTTGACCCGTTCGAGTTCGAGCGGAGCTGGACCGAGGAGACGCCCCCGTTTTGGATCACGCTCCAGAACGCGACCGAGGTCATGCTCGACAATGCGGAGTTCGGCGCGGTGGCCGCGATGGTGCTCAATAGCCGGCTCGATACCTATGTGTACGACATCCCGCGCCACGCCGCGTCGGAGAAACGTATCGTCGAGGCGGTGAAAGCCTTTTGGGCGAACGTCGAAACGAACACCGAGCCAAAGCCCGACTATTCACGCGACGGTCCATTGATCGCGATGATGTGGCCGCGCGAGAAACCGGGCAAGGTGATCGATCTGCGCGGCGACAATGCATTGCCCGGCCTGCTCGAAGATCGCGAGCGGTGGAAGGGTATCGCCAAGGAAGCCAGCGGGCATCTCGAAACCATCAACGCCGAGATCGCCGACAAGCTCCGCGACGCCGAGGCGGCGCTGGTGCGAGATTGGAGGCTCACATACAAGGAGCAGCACAGGAAAGAGTATATGGTGCGCGCGACTTCGTTCCGCGTGCTGCGCGCATCGAAGGAAGTCTCCCCATGACGGTCGCCCAGTTGCCGCTGATCGCCAGAGCTTCGCTGCGACCGTCCGCGCCCGGCCAATCTCGCCATGGAATCCAAAAGGCATCCGCCGGGCGCATCTCTTCGAAAACGACCGCCAGCAGAGTTCTGGACTCCATGCATCGCGCGCGGTCGTCGAGCCCGGCCATTTTTCCACTGGAACCCATCGACAATGTGCCGGGCTCACCTCTCTTTGCGGTCGCCAGTTACTGGATGGATTCCCCGTTACCACTGCGACCGCCGGGCCCGGCCAGTTCAGCAATGAAACCCATGAAAGGTTTGCCGGGCCCACCCCATCCACCTCACCCAAGGAGCACCCATGACCACAACGATCTATGACATTGCCGTTGAGATACTGCGGGAGGAGAACGGCAACCTCGCCGCCGCCCTGCAGCGGTTTCGGCCAAAGATCAAAGGCGACCTCCATCGAGAACTTTGCGAGCAGTACCTGGAAAAGGTTCTCGCCGACATCCGCGCCGGTGAACGCGCGAAGGCCGCGGCCGAGGATCGCGCGCGCGGGAAGGAGGGGCCGAACCGGCGCACCGCCAAGGTCCCGACCGCCGATCAGAAGTCGGCGGCGCTCCGCGTGATGACCGAGACGCCGGAATCCTTCCTCGACGCGCGCCGGCTGCGCGATGGCCGCGTAATCGGCGACGTTCCGTTGCACGAGCTGCCACGGATCGCCGCCGAGGCCAGCTCGAAGGCCGTTACATTCTTGCGGCGTGGCCTGGAGGATGCCGTTGACGCGATTGCCTGCGCGCGGCTCGCCGATCGCGCTCGGCCGACGAGCAACGAGACGCGGGTGCGCGATGCGTTCAAGCCCGGCATCGTCGAGCAGATTTTCGCCGAGAGCCGGCTTGAGGCGGTGCAGCGCATGCAGGAAGCGATGCAAACGGCGCACCGCATGCTAACGCATCCGCGCGTCGATCAGCACGACTTCCCGCAGATCGAACAGCAGTGAGTCACGCCAATGACGGTCGCCACTTTGACGATGAGACCTAGCTGCGCCTTGCGACCGTCCGCGCCCGGCCTTGCACCATATGGAACCCAATCAAGATGTGCCGGGCGCACTCATTCGAAAGCGGTCGCCAACGCTGCTATGAAACCCACGAAACTCATGCGACCGCCCGCGCCCGGCCCGGGAGACTGTGAAGCCCTTCACCGGAATGCCGGGCGCCCCTTCGAACACGGTCGCCATTCAAGAAACGGAACCCTATGCCGTATTGCGACCGTTTGGTCCCGGCCTACCCGGCAGTGGACGCCACGAATGGCATGCTGGGACCCCCGCGAGTTCGGCCATCGCATCTATGAAACCCAGACCGAGGTTGCCGAACTCGCACCTTCCTACTTCGGTCGCCACTGTCCTCATGGAATCCAGCTCAGTGATGCGACCGATCGGCCCGGCCAATCCGGATTTGAAATCCAGTTGATGCATGCCGGGCCACCTTTCTCAAACCCAAAGGAAAACCCCATGCCAACCTTGAATGAAAATGTCGACGCGATCCGGATGGCCCATCGCCAGCGCAGATTCGCGATGAAAATTCAGCAGAAATTGGACCGTGCGCTCGAGTCGCACATCCGCACCAACGCGACGACATGGCGGCCGGATATGGACGAGGCGGATCGCAAGAAGATCAACGCCGAGGTCCGCACACTGATCGACGGCATCCGCAGCGGCAAGATCGAGTCGGTGGTCGGCGAGGCGGTTCGCATCAGCGACGCCGCGCGGGCGCCTGCCGATCAGATGCGCAAGGATAAAGAGGCGATTATGGAAGGCCTTGCTGAGCTGCTCCCCGTCTGGTCCTGGTGCGAGTCGATCCGCGGCATCGGCGCGCTCGGCCTGGCGACCATCGTCGCGGAGGCCGGCGACCTCGGGAATTACGCGAATGTTGCCAAGCTTTGGAAACGCCTGGGCTACGCCCCCTACGGTGACGAACCTGGCACCGAGCTGGCGGGCTCGACGTGGAAGCGAGAAAGCTGGCGACCCCGTGCGCTCACGAAGGAGGAGTGGATCGCTCACCCGTTCTCGGGCGAGCGCTACAGCTTGATGTTTCAAATCGCCCTGTGGCTCCGCAATGCGCAGTGGATCGGAAAATCAAAAACCGAGGACGGGAAGGGCAAGCCGAATGGCGCGTACGGTGAAGCCTATGCCGCGCGGCGCGCTCGGACGGCGGTCGTTCACCCCGACTGGACCGATGGCCACGCCGACAAAGATGCGCTGCGCATTCTAATGAAAACCTTTCTCCGCGACCTGTGGGTCGAGTGGCATAGGATCGCGAAACCCGAAACGGTCGCCACCATTCTCTTGGAGCCCATGACGAAGGTGCGACCGTCGCGCCCGGCCAGCACACCCCCGAAAACCAGGAGGCAAATGCCGGGCGCACCTACTTCCCGAAAGCGCAAGCTCGTCGGAGCCTGAACCATGTTTGCGGTCGCCAGAGATGAAACGGAATCCATGGTACCACTGCGACCGCCCGCGCCCGGCCATCTCCCAACTGGAATCCTGTATTCGGATGCCGGGCGCCCCCTTTCCTTTGCGGTCGCCAGCGATGCTGTGAAATCCATGGAGCGTCTGCGACCGCGCGCGCCCGGCCAAAGTGCATCTGATGTCCAGCGATCATGTGCCGGGCGCTCCTTTTCGTTTGCGGTCGCCAGTAATCCAGTGAAACCCCGGACGGACTCGCGACCGCCCGCGTGCGGCCAAATGGCGAATGGAGTCCAAAATCTTGTTGCCGCACGCACGCGCCCGGCCACCAATCGTTTGTTCCCCAGCGGATATGTGCCGGGCGCCCCTCTTTTGCGGTCGCCAGCGATTCAGCGAAATCCTTCACATGACTGCGACCGCCAGAGCCCGGCCAGTTGCGCACTGGAACCCAGCAAGAAAGTGCCGGGCTCACTTTCTTTAGAGGTGTCATAATGACCGAATCGCGCGCCCTGAAACCCGTCGCCGAGTTTCGTTCCGACCTCGGGAAGATGCAGGAGCAGTTTCAGCATGCGCTGCCGGCGCACGTGCCCGTCGAGCGATTTATGAGGGTCGTGATGACGCTGGTGCAGAAGACGCCGAAGCTGTTGAATTGCACGCGCCAGTCACTGTTTAACGCATGCATGGCGGCGGCGCAGGATGGCCTCTTGCCCGATAACATCGAAGGCGCGATCGTGCCCTACCGCGATGAAGACAGCGGCTCCGACGAGGTCGCTCGTTGGATGCCGATGGTCGCCGGCATCCGCAAAAAAGTCCGCAACTCCGGTGCGCTCCGGGATTGGAATGTTCAAGTCGTCCAGGAGGGCGACGAGTTTGACTTCGAACTCGGCGACCGGCCATTTATAAAACACAAGCCAGCGAAGAGAGGTGGACGCAATCGCCCGATCATCGCCGCCTACTCGATCGCCACGTATCCCGATGGATCAATGTCGCGCGAGGTGATGAACGCCGACCAGATCGAGGACATTCGGCGGCTGTCGCGTTCGAAGAAAGGCCCGTGGTCGAACCCGGTGTTTTATCCCGAGATGGCACGCAAGACCGTGGCGCGGCTGCATTCCAAGCAGTTACCTATGAGCACCGATCTCGATACCTTGCTGCGGCGCGACGACGATCTATACGATTTCAAACGAGCGCGCGATCAGGCGCGCGAGATCACCGACAGGCAGAAGCCAAAGTCGATCGCGGCGGCCCTTGACTTTTTCGGCAGCGAGCCCAGCCGCAATGGCTCGCCGCCGGAAGAGGTCGAGGAGCTGCCGCCGATCGGCGAGGCTCCGAGCGCGCCGCCCGGGCCAAAGACCCAGGCCGAATATGCGACCTATGCCCGGGTCGCGATCGCCAATGCGCTAGACGGCGACAAACTGCAGCAATGGTTTGCCTCTGAGCCCGAGCGGAAGCTACGCGGGGCGTGCGGCGTGATGCGCGAACTCTACGAGGAACTCGCCGGCGATGTCGTCGAGAAAGCGACCTATCTGCGGAATCAAACGGTGAGATGAAGCCTGACTACGAACATGCCGTTGCGTGGGTTGTTCACCACAAAGGTGGTGGTGGTGGCCATCGTCGTGCGCTGGAGGTCTCGCGCGTCAGCGGATGGATCGTAACGAGAATGGTGGCCGACCTGTTCGATCGCGAGGTGCGGTGTGTTGCCGAGGACATCATCAAGCTCGACGAGGAGCATCGATGAATATCGTCGCCTTCCCGCCGAAGCAGCGAGTGATCGACTTCAAGCATGCGCGGCTCGAAGCGCGCGGGTGGACGATCTTGTCGTTGATATCGGCGGCGGGCGTCGCGCTCGGGATCATCATCATCGTGATCGCCGATGAGTGGCCCCGATGGTTTCATCTGATGGCGCTGGTAACGATCGTGGTGAACACTCGGTTAATGTGGCGAGCACTCGGCCAGGCGCTCGCGTGGCAGTGGCTCCTGAGGTGGCTATGACAGTTCGCCCGACCATGCGAGCACTGGAATCCAACCTGACGGTGTCGGGCGGGGCGGCGGGCCAGCACGATCATGAAATCCCTCGTGGAGATGCCCGCCGCCACCTTTTTCGCGAGGTCTCGCCATGACGCCCGAGGAAGCACGCCAACGCGGTTTCGACGAGGCTTTCGCGATGGGCGTCGCGTCGCTGCGGGAGTATTGGCTCTTTCTTCTGCCCTATGTCGGCAAAGTTAAGTCGGCGGTCGAGGAGCTTGATGTCGCGCACGGCGTGGTGTTTGATACGATAGAGGGTCGCGCCGAAGGGGCGCCGACCTTCAAGGATGCTCCGCCAGAAATATGGGACAGGATGACCGGCGAGTGGCCCGGCATCCTTGATCAATCGACCGCGGAGGCGACCGGCCCCAAGGCCCCCACGCGAACGGTCGCAACAGCGGAGGCCGTGAAACCCGGCCAACTCGGTGGGCCCGGCCAGAACACGACTGAAACCCAAGCATGTTATGCCGGGCCCGCCGAACCTTGGGCGATAAGCGAAACCATTATTTTTGAGATCGTGGCAGTGTCGTCCGAGGGCGGGCACAGCATCGTGCTCATCTCGGACGGCAATGTTGTCGATCGATCTCGGCTCTATCGAGACCAGCACGTAGCCATGATGTTGGCGCGCCGGCTGGAGCGCGAGGCGCGACGAGGACTTCAGGACAAACCGTGAGGAGGCACCATGAACCCGATGCACACAGAACCATTGCTGCAATTCTTCGACTTCAATCATCTGCCGCCTGAACTGGCGACCGTCAGCGAGCCGTTCTGCAAGCTGGCGCACGAGATCACCGAGAGCTTACCGCGCAATCCCGAACGCACGACGGCGTTGCGTAAGCTGCTCGAAGCAAAGGACTGCGCCGTGCGTGCCAGGTTGTTCAAAGAGTAGTCGGGAGGGGTTGTTCCACCTGCAGCCGCGACGGCGACGGGCACGCGATGAAAAGGCGCAACAAGGCGAGGCTCCGGTCCTCCCGAGCGGGAGCGAGCACCCGTTATTCATGCCGGTGAAACTTCGCAAGCCGTCAAAAGGATGAGACAAAGTGAATAGCCCGACCATTGCATCGCTGAAATCCCGACGGGCAATGTTGGGCCAGGCGGCGGGCCAGCTTGGCGCGTGAAATCCAGCGGATGGCTGCCCGCCGCCAACTTTCTGCCGAGGCCTGAATGACGAAGCTGCTCGACGATCAACCAGACTTCCACCGCTCGGTCGAGGCAATCATGGCCGTTGACAAAGCCTGCAAGGGTCTGATCGGCAGCGGCAAGTGCCCATGCCCGTGCGGCGGGACGATTTCGTGGTGGAAGGATTCGCGCCGCTCGGTGCGCGCTCGGTGTGACCGCTGCAGCTTTCGAGCGATCGGATGAACAACGATGAGCCCACTCGGGATTGGTTCGTAGCGATTTCGGTCGCGGTCGCGTTCCTGATCTTCGTCGTCGTGCTGGTGTGGCTCATGTGGGAGTAGGAGCGATGTGGCACACGCGCCGACCTTTCCCGCCGCGATGCTGGCGAGCGTGGGTCGTGCTCGATCGCAAGGGTGCGATCTATCGCATCACGCCGACCGAGCCCAGCATGGCACTGCAGGACTTGACGCAGATCGGCTGGAACATTCTCCCCGTCGCCGTCACCGAGCTGCGCGAGGATGACGAGCCGCAGCCGTTCTGGCGGCGCTGGACCGAATGGGCGTGGCGCCTGTTGCCGGATCGCTGCGAAATGGACGGATGCCTGCGCCTCGGGGTGCGCGGGAAGGAAACCCGCATAGATGGCAAATTCGTATGTGACTACTGCCATGTGAAACTTCGCCTGGGCGACCACGACAGGATCGATGACGCGAGTTAACTGACGGGAGACACTGCACTTTTCGACCCACTGGAAAATAGCGGCGAAATGCCCTATATTAAGGCTGTGAGGGAATGGGTCGCGGACCTTCCACGTTTCGACAACAGGACGTGACCCGTGCCCTGAAAGCAGCAAAGGCAGCGGGAATGGAGATCGTGCGGGTTGAGATCGGGAAGGATGGCAAGATCATCCTGACCACCGGGAAACCGGCTGAGCCCACGACTACAGATGCGCCGAGGCCCAAGCACAATCCGTGGGACAGCATCAAATGACGACCGAGACCACACGACGGAAAACCGGCCACCCGAAGTACGTCAAGGCCTACACGGCTGGCAATCACGAGCACGTCTACTTCCGCCGCAAGAATTGGCCGAAGGAAACCCCCTGGCAGAAAGACATGTGGCTCGGCATCGCGCCGAAGGGTTCGCACCTACCGATCATGTTCAATACGCCCGACTTCAACTGGCGTTACCAGAGCGCGCTTAACGGCATCTGGCTCGATCGAGAGACCACGAAGGGCGACGAGCCCACCGCCGACGCGCCTCGCGAGCGGGTGGTCAAGCGCACGGTGAAGGAGCTGATCCTGGCGCATTACCAGAGCGTCGCCTTTGCCAACATCCCGTCAAAGGCCACGAAGCGGAACCGCAAGCAGGCCCTCGACCGGTTTTGCCGGATGACCAGCATTGACGAGAAAACCAACCAACCAGTCTGCTGGGGTGATCTCCCGACGCATGACGCCGATGGCGACATGATGCTGACGCGGGCGAAGCTGCAGGGTCTCCTGACGTTCCCCGACCGCTTCAAGGCCTCGATCCAGCGGAACATGAAGCGCGAGCTGACTGCCCTGTTCGCCTGGGCGGTGGCCGAGAAGCTCGTGCCCGAAAATCCGGTGCTCGGCCTGGAGACGGCGATCTACGTTCCCGTTGGCCAGAAGCCCTGGACCAAGGAACTGATAGATCAGTTCGAAGGCACGTGGCCGCTCGGCACGAAGTGGTACCTGGCGCTGCACCTGTTCTACGACACCGCCGCCCGCGTCGAGGACGTAGCCGAGTTCGGCCCGGCGAACGTGTACGACGGTGAACCGTACGGCTTCACCGGCAAAGTGATCGTGTGGTTTGCCACCAAGAGCGAGACGCGGAGCCCCGACACGGCGATCGTCGCCAAGCCGATCACCCCCGAGCTGCAGGCGGCGCTCGATCTGCTCCCGCCAGGACAGAAGACGTTCCTGATCGACGGACACAGGAAAGCCTACACACCCGAGAACCTGTCGAAAAGCTTCGGCAAGGCGTGCGCGGAAGCGAACATCCCCGAGGCCCACCGAGCCCACGCATTCCGCGAGAACTTCGGCGAGGAAGCGCCACTGGCCGCCGGTGATCCGTTCGGCCTGATGGCTGGTCTCGGCCAGGCCCACATCGACTCCTCGAAGCCCTACTTCGAGCGGTTCAACCGGATCAAGGCGAGCCTGGCAACGGCCGAGAAGGTCAACGCATTCCGAGCCGAGCAGGCGGCCGGCAAGATCGTGAAGCTGCCGCGGGCGGCGTAGGTTTCACATGAAGCAAGCCCCGACACTCTGCGATGGTACTATCCGCGAATGGTCGCGCCCGGCCTATAAGCGGACTGGCGATCCGGGCGTCCTGGTCAGAGCGCTCGCTGGGGCGCGCAAGTTCGTGCTCGACGAGAGCATGTCGGCATACATGGGCGATCTCGGCAACGCCAGCATGATCGGGCAGACTGCCGAGAAGACACAACGGACTCTGGAATCGCTGCGCGTGTCGGCGATGCTGCCGCACCCGGTCACCTGGATCGAGTTCGATCTGAAGGCCCGCAATCAGCGATCACGGAGCGAATACGAGGTCGCAGTCGTCGGCCGCGCCGCCGATCTCGGCAAGCCAATGGACGAGCCGGATCGACACGGCTGGCTGTGCTGCCAGCATCCTCAGCTTGAGACGGCATTCTTCGCGCTGCCGATTTCGAGCCACTCGGTCAACAACACGACGGGCGTGAACGAACCCAAGCCGATCCCCAATATGTTCAGCGTGGCCTGGCGCACCGACGATGGGCCGCCGCCCTGGCCGAAGTTCCCGACGCCCGAAACGTTCGAGATCGGTGGCAAGACGATGCCGATCGAAGGATTGATGACCGGCGTCTGGTCGTATCGCAATCCCAATGTCTGCGTCATCCCGGCTCCGCATCTGTCCTATAAATTCCTAACCAATTATCTCAAGCACACACCGTTCAACGTGTTCGCCGAGATCGCTTCCGATCTCCGGTACCTGTGGGCCCTGCTGGCGACCATCAACGATCTGCCGGTGAGCATCCAGACCGTGCAGCCGGATCGCGGCTATATCAGCCGTGGCCAGCACCGCAAGTTCGTCGAGCACAAAATCATTCATCTGACGGTGCCGCAGGAGCGCTGGCGCACGACGGCGAAGAAGGCCATCGCGATCACGCGGCGCAAGGCGCACATGGTCCGCGCGTTCTGGCGGAAGGACTGGCGGAACCCGCTGTCACCGCTGTGCGAGCACGAGTTCGTCGCCACCGATGCGAATCACACGGCCTGCACGATCTGCAAGGGCATCCGCATCAAAATCCCGGAGCACCAGCGGGGCGACGCCGGCCTGGGCTTCGTGCTCCACGACTACACGGTCGAACACGAAGAGAGACCATGACCGGAATGTCTAATGCGGATTTTTCGATTAGACACTTCGGGCGAAAAACCGTTACAGATCAAGGAGGGCATGATGGCTAGAGTACTTTCCCGAAAATTACTCTCGGACCTGATTCTACACAATTTATTTCGTCTAAGGGGTGTTGGCGCACCCATTGCTTCTAAAGGCTTTTTCGGCCGAGTGTCTAAAGCGCATTGGTGAGCCCGATGCGCCGCCGCCGCCACCGAGCGCCCTCTAATCTCCCGCCGATCCACGTGTGGCGCGAAGAGATCGATCGCCTCTGGACCGCCGTCATCGCGCACAGTGAGACCGTGAGCTATGGCGGCTACTACGCCGCCTCGACCTTCCTGCTGATGCTCACGAGCGAGGCCGAGTACGGCTACCGTTGTCGGCAGGCCGCCGAACAGCACTTCCGCATGCACCTCGCCGATCACCATGGCGGCCAACTGCCCTACGTGCGGCAGGCCTTCGCGCCGCCGGCCGAGGAGGGTTTCCCATGAAACGTCGCCGTCCCCCGTATCCGATCGCCAAGCGCTCGTTCGTCACCACGCACGGCAAGAAGTCGAGCTTAACCCTGGAGGAACCGTTTTGGCAAAGTCTCAAGGCCATCGCCCGAGAGGCCCAAGTCTCGGTGCCGAACCTGATCCATACGATCGAGCGGGAACGCATCTCGAAGAACCTGTCGTCATCGATCCGGGTGTTCATCCTGGAGCATTTCAAGGCACGAGCGAGGGAGCTGATGCCATGACCGAGTTCGAGCAGCCACCCGAGGACGAACCGATCCTCGACGGCGAGCCGACGCCGATCGAAGCCAAGGGGATCACCGGCACGCCCGCGACCGGCATCCTCAACGCGACCGCCGACGCGATCGAGGAGATCGATCATGCGATCGAGCAGCTCAAGACTTTCCAGAACCGGCTGAAGGCCGAGGGTAACATCCTGGCCGGGCGCATGGTCGAGTACACCGACATGGCCAAACGAATCAGCGAATCCTTCGCCGGCTTCGTCGAGCAGAACGGCGACCTGATCGCCAGAACCGAGAAGCCGAAATGGTGATCGAGAACGCGACCGACGCTGCGGCCCGACTCGATTTTTGGGTTCTTGCCGACCAGGGGACCAAAGGATCGCATCGCGACGATGACCTGCGCGTGGCGGCTGACATGCTGCGTAAGCAAGCCGGGCTGCGTGGCCTGCTCGCAAAATACATCGATCACGTCGGCCAGTGCACAGGACGAGTCTTCCTGATGGAGATTCCACGCGACAAAAACGCGAGGCTCCCCGAGGACTGGTCCAAGGTTGAGTTCACCGAAGCGGAAACGGAATTGCTGCGGACGCTCGCAGCGGATTGGGTGGAACAATCGTAGAGGGTGCGACCTGTAAAGCGTCACGTCGGAATCAGGCCGAAAAGCAAAGTAGGAGGCGATCATGTTGAGCAAAGCGCTCGGGCTGTTGTTCTGGCTCCTTGCCGGCGTGCTATTGGCGCTGGCGCTGGCGCGGAGCGCGCCGGCCGCAAGCTGCATGACGCGCTCTGAGTGCCTCAGGGCTGACGCCGGTTATTGTCGGTATCGCCCGGTTGCCGGCGAGCGATGCTGGTACCCCGGAGGTCACCGCCAGGCCGAGCGCCATAACCCGGTCCTCACGACGCGGCCGATCGTGCGGCCCATGGTCGAGCCCTATCACTCCAAGCCGGCGCCAGTTCCCGTGCCCGTACGCGAGCCGCCGCCGCCACCTCGGCCGCTTGATTCGCTCGGGCCGATCTATGCGCTTCCGCTTATTGACTACGCGCACAGAATGTTGGCGCGAACCATGTTCGATCCCCTGCCGCCCCCGCGCGTGCTCGATCCGCCGCCGCCGATGCCGGTCGTACTGGAGCCCGAATCGCGGAGGTCGAGCGAAGACCCGGAGACCGCCGAATATGCCGCTCTGGAGGCTCAAATCTGGCCGCCCATTGCGCGAAACGACACCTCCCCACCCACCCTAGCGCGGCTGCTGTTCCTGCTCCTGGGCGCCTCTCTGTGCGGTGCCTGCGCCTGGGGCGCGACCGGGCCCTGGCAGATTCTCGGAGGTAATTGGACACCTACGATTACGCGAAAGAAATTAGTTGCAAACGTAACGGATGCAATGATACCGCTATGTGGTGTTACAGTAATGCGACGGTGGGGTTTAGCCGTGCTCGATCGACGCCGACGGAGGCGCGGGGCAAAAACCGACATCGAGATCGGCGAGCGCTTGCGGCGGTTCCGCATCGAACTCGGGCTGACCCAGGAAGCGGTCGCCCTCCAAGTCGGGATCACGGCGCAACAGGTCCACAAGTATGAGACAGGCCGCGATGCTATTGCCTCGACGCGGCTTAAAGCACTCTGCAAAGCTTTGGGTATCACGCCGAACGATCTGATCGGCGCATGCTAAACGCTGGGGCAACGCCCGCGCACACCCGGCGAAGCAAAACAAACGAGCGGGTTTAGGCAAAGGGAGTGATCGGCATGAAGAAGCCGACAGTCACACGATTCAAAATCTCATTCATGGCTGGAGAGATCGAAGCGTTCTCCGTCACGACGGAGGAACGCGTCGGCCCGACGATCCGCATGCTCACGGAGGATCATCGGTGCAACGTGACCGGATGCGAGATGATCACCGAGGTTCATCGGTACGCACGCAACAAGCCCATGGCACTGGCGGCGCCGCAAAGGCGAACACGCCTAAAGGATGGTCAACTCGCGTACACCTGGGAGGTCACGCTGGAAGCCATCAAGAACAACACGCGAGAAAAACCGGCAACCATCGAACGAATTCGCGCAGTATTTCTGTCGCACAGCTTGGCCGAAACGACAGTGTCGACGGCGCTGACGAACATGCTCAAGGGAAAGATGATCGAGCGCGTCGGTCGCGGTCTCTACATTCCCAAGATCGTCAATAGTCACGCATTACCGCCAGCAAAACAGAAAGCTTTGCCCGCACCGACGCGGAAACCACCGAAGCGCGGCGGCGGCGACAGGCCTGGAGCACGCGAGACGGTCTTCATGACGCTGAAGAAGTCAGGGCCGATGAAACGGCCCGGCCTTGCGCAGGTGCTTGAGCAAAACGGGTTTGCCGGGGGCTCGGTAAGCTCCGCACTCCACGACCTTCAGAAGAACGGCCGCGTTACCAAGAGCGACGACCACATTTACGCCGCTGCGGAGTAGCGGCGATGAAGAAACCCGTCGTACCTTCGCGCACGATCAATGTGCTGCGCTCCTACTCGTTCGTTGACAAGGACCCGGTGATCGATGTCGTCCGCACCATGGTGCATATGTCAGGTGACTCGTACTCGAAGATTCACGAGGCGAGTTCGGTGAGCGTGACCACAATCTCGAATTGGTTCCACGGCAAAACGCGCCGGCCGACCTATGCCTGCATCATGGCGGTCGCCGCCGCGGTCGGCGGGAAATGCGTGTGGCTCGACCAGGATGGCAACGAGATCAAGGTCACACGCAAGCCGGTGCACGCGGTGCCGCGCAGACGGAATGGTGGCGCATGATCGACCGGAACAACAAGCCGAACGCGGTCGATATCGCGGTCGGGGCGCGCATCAAGCTGGAGCGGCATGCGCAGAAGATGTCGCAATCGAAGCTCGCCGATGAGATCGGCCTGACGTTCCAGCAAGTCCAGAAATACGAATCGGGCGCAAACCGTATAAGCGTTGGACGCCTTGCGGAGATCGCCACGGTTCTGAATGTTCCGATCGAGCAGTTGATCCTCGATGGCGTCGAGCTTTCGAAAATCGATCGGACGGTCGCCAACATCAGCCAACACCGTGGCGCGTTCGAATTGATGTCAATGTGGCGACGCCTCTCGACGGAGAAGCGCCGCGCCGTCCTGAAGCTGATACACGCGATGCTGTGAGCTGGGCTGTTGTTTCCGCAAATCCCCAACAGCCCAAACTTCGGGGACCTCGGCCGTGACCCCTCCGCCTGAATACCGAGGTCCCCGCTTTTCTCGGTGAAATCGGATGAATCAGACGATCACGATCAAGCTGCAAACCGGGACCCGCCGATGCGGCGATTGCACACTGTGCTGCAAGCTGATCCCCGTGCCCGAGATCAAGAAGCCATCGAACGTGAAGTGCCCGCATCAGCATCAGCATCCAGGCGGATGCCTGATCTACGATCGGCGGCCGATGTCGTGCCGTCTGTGGTCGTGCCGGTGGTTGACCAACGACGACACTGACGATCTCAAGCGACCTGATCGTGTTGGCTATGTGATCGATCCGGCACCAGATTTTGTGACGCGCCAGAATACTGAGACGGGCGAGAGCATCAATATCCCGGTGGTCCAGGTATGGATCGATCACCGGCGTCCGAACGCTTTCCTCGAAAAGGGGCTGCTCCGATTCATCCAGCGTCGCAGCCTCGAAGGCATGGCCACGCTGATCCGTCGAGGAAGCCAGTCAACAGTCACGATTTTCCCGCCCACCATGAACCCCACCGGAAAGTGGTTGCTGTTGGAGGGCGGCCAGACAGTGCCCGGTCATTCGTTCCTGGAGGTCGTTAATGTTCTTGCGAAAGGTGAAGCGAAATGAGTGGAGCATACGTCCTGGCGGCCTGATGCGATGCTGCATAGCGGTGCTCGACGAAGCGAGAACCTGGCCCGAGCGCCATGGCCGACCGAACAGACCGCCGGAAGAAGGAGACAAGCTCAAGTGCATCTACTGCAGCCACAGCATGGTCTATCACTCTGGAGCTTGGGAGTGGGCTGGTGGCCCACGAGCGTGAGAATGCCCGGCCAGCAAGTCCTTTGGAACCCACTGGGGAGGTGCCGGGACGCGGCGGCGGCCATAATTCCCATGGAACCCCGAAAATCCTTGCCGCCGCCTGCTTTTTTCAACGGAGGAAGACAATGAGCGAAATGCACGTACTCGATCGCACCGGTCACACCCGAGTGCAATGGGACTCGACGAACGACGCCGAGGTCGCGAGCGCCAGGGCGGTGTTCAACGAGATGACGGCGAAGGGCTACCGCGCGTTCGCGGTCGGCCTCGACGCCGACAAGCCTGGGCGACGGATCGACACGTTCGATCCCGACGAGGAAGAGATGGTGCTCGTGCCGCACATCGCCGGGGGATGAGCATGCCGATCTATGGGTGGCTGATGCCCAGGAACAACACCTGGGCCACCTACACGACGGACTGCGGAACGGCGAGTACCGCCTACTGGGTCTACGCTAACCAGACCGCCGCCACCAACTCGATCACGATGCCGTGGATCATGGACACCACGGGAGGGACGTTCACTACCATGCAGGCCATACCGTACGGCCAACCGTTGATCCCGGGCCCGCGCATGCGGCGCCTGCAGGAGCAACTCGCCGCTCCTGCCGTGCTGCACCGACCTCCCGATCCTGAGGCGGTCGAGCGCGAGCGGCTGGAGCGCCTGCTCCGCGAGGAGGCACGCGAGCGCTCCAGGGCGTTGCTGCTCCAGCACCTGACCGAGGAGCAGCGTGCCATGCTCACGAACCGTGGCTGGTTCATCGTCGAGGGCGGCCGATCGCGAACGCGCTATCGCATCCGCGCATCGAGCGCGGCCGGCAATGTCGATGTGCTCGGCCAGCTCCCGGATCACGTCTTGCACCGCCTGTGCGCGCACTGCGATCTGAGTCTCCCGCTGGCCGATCAGCTACTGGCGCAGAAACTCATGCTGGAGGCCTCCGAGGATGAGTTCCTGCGCATCGCCAACAGGCACCACGCATGACGCATCGATTCGAAAGAGAGTGGCCCGAAATCCCCTGGCGTACGCCGGTGCCGGTGACCGGGTTCGCATCGGACGGCTTGATAGTGCGGCGCTTCGCGTGCCGCATCTGTATCGCCGAGAAAGGCCTCAAAGGCATCGATGTCGAAAAGCTGACATCGAGCTTCGAGGAATGCTTCATCCACATTTTCGAGGCGCACCCGTGAGCCGCATCGATTTCCAAGCGAGGTTCCCGTGGATGGATTGGCGCGAGCCGATGCCCACGCGGCCTGGACCGGATGGTGTCCAGCGATTCTCGTGCTGCATCTGTTTCGGCGAGTTCTCCTTCAACGATGGTGATCCTCCGGGGCCATCGATGACGTACGACGAAGCCATCGAGCACATTGCCAAGGCGCATCCGAAACCATGACCGAAATTCTCGCATACATCGAGGCGCCGCACTTCCGTGCGGGGATCGTGCTGCACAACGACAAAGTGGTCGAGGCGGCCGACATCGTGCGCTACATGAAAAGGTGGTCGCGCAAGCGGGTGCGCGCCTATTGCTCGGCCAAGGGGTGGAAGATCGCAGTGATCTCGGAGACCGAGCGCCAATGAAATCAACTCGCTACATCATGCTCGCGATCGAGGAGGCGGACGCTGCAATTACAGTTCTGGAATCGGCCCTCGACAAAAAGGACCCTCAAACCATGGTGCTGATCCAGCGGGCTCGTGCGGCACTCGGCCGTGCGCGCGAAGAATTGGCGAAAGTCCGCCGGGAAGCTCTGGCGGCAATCGATAGGCTATGACCATGACCGTGCTATATCTGCATCTCGACTATTCGTCCTACAAAGACCTGGAAGACCAGGCCCGCGACTTCGTGGAGACCACGCACACGTCAACGGGCGGGTTCTATCACAAGAGCTGGCGCGTCAGCGTCGGCCCCGACCTCACGATCGAATTCCACGGGCCGCTGGTTGGCGGCGATGAGCACCTATGCCAGGAGCCCAAGGGATGAGACAGCGGCGCCGACGACGCCGGCAAGGCGAGGGGCACACCATCGGGGACGCCCCGATCGAGGAAGCTTATCGCGACCAGATGAAATCGGTCGCCATGGCGCTCGATCGTTTTTTCAATGACGACTCACCGAAAGAGAAAACGGTCGGCTGGGTGCTGATGGTGTTCCCCTTCGACGCGGGCCCTGGTCGGTGCAATTACATGAGCAATGCGGTGCGCGAGGACGTGGTGACGCTGCTCAAGGAGCAGATCAAGCGCTTCGAAGGCCAGCCCGAGACGGTGGGACACACGTGACCCGAGTCCAGTTCGCCTCCCACGCCATGACGATCGCGGCCGAGGCAACGCGGCAGGCGCGCAAGGAACTTCTCACCCGCTTCCCAGGCCAAGCGGCGAGCGGTCGCGAGGTCGTCGAGTTCTGCCGAACGATCCGCGAGTTCGTCGATGACCTGGAAAAGGACAACAACAAATGATCCGCCACGACCACATCACGCTGACCTCACCGGATGAGCCGGTGATCTTCGCGTCGCTGCTCAACGTCTCGTGCTCGGTCTGCGCGCCGCTCACAATGACCGAGGCCGAGGTCGTGCGGTTCGCCAATGCGACCATCCGCCCGCCCGGCGGCGACTGGCAAGCCTTCGATAAAAGCAAGCTCGGGCTCGGGTCGCCGACGCCGAACCCATGCAATCAGGAGAGCACACGACAACATTGGTTCCTGCTCGGCCCACTGATGCCATAAAAAAAGGCCGCCCCCGAAGGGGCGGCGCGAGGCTCAAGGGAGGAAAACCCCACTCTGGAACCGGGGCAGATAGGTTTTGGTAGCTCCAGGTGGGCTCGGACGACGCGAGGGATCGCGCCGAAACTTTTAAGCGACCAAGGGCTCGGACTCGTCGATGAAGTCCTGCACGATGCGGAACATCCGATCGGCCTCGGGGCGCAGCTCGATCTCCATCCTGATGCATGGCCCGTAGTGCGAGCACAAATTTCGCAGCGTCAATCCGTGCGTCTCGACCGCGAAAGCGGGACAGACCTTGCACAGCTCCTGGAACTGCGCGCCGAGCCCGCTGCCGTAGTTGCTCCATTCGGACTCGCTGCATTCCACATCCTCGGCGAAGGCGTCGAGGTAGCACGTCGCCTCGTTGACCGGGCTCGAGTATTCGTCCATCAAGTCGGTGAACTGGGGATCGCTGGCGCCGTGCGCGTTGTAGCTGGTCTGGAATAATCCCGCCTCGCACGTATCGGCCTCGACGTTCTCCGCGCTCATGTCGCGGCCCTCGCAGTGGCGCCCCGAGCTTTCCCGCATGCCGCTGCCGAGCATCATGACGTAGAGATGCCGCAGCGTATCGATGCCGCTCGTCTCGTTCGACATGTCGAGGCCATCGAATTCGTCGCGATAGAGATTGAGGGCGTCCTGATCCGATGAGGTCCGCGCCCTGGCCATCTCGATCGCCGCCGGATGGTCGACCTTGAGCTTGCGGTACGTCTGCGCGAACGCGAGTGCCATGCCCTGGATGTAGCCGGTCGGCGCGACGCCGCGATCCTCCCAATCGTACTGGGCAATGCGCGACTCGGTGGCGATGCGCTTGATCGTTTCCTGCTGCGCGTCCGTCAGCGCAGGCGGCGGGGGAGCCGGCGGCGGGAGCGGCAGCTTGTGCTGATAAAGCGCCGTCCAGGTCTCCTGGCCGACGATGCCATCGACGTAGAGCCCGCGCGTGCGCTGATAATCGAGCACGGCTTCCTCGGTAATGCCGCCGAAGTCGCCATCGATCTCGCCATCGAAACGCGGCAGCATGCGCTGCAAGTCTTCGACATCCGGCCCGCTGTCACCGAGCTGGAGCGTCGGACGATCCTCGACCGGGATCATGGTTTCCAGTCCTTCGTCGAATCTCTGATGGTCGTGAACAACTTTTGCACCTGGTCGTAGGGAACGCACTGATAAAGCAGCTTGGCCGACTCGCTTTGCTGGTTGACCATCATCTGGACGACGCGCTCACGCCAGTCGCGCTCCTCCATCGTCGACCACAGGACGAACCCAAGGAACAAAACATTGAAGATCGTCATCGCCAGGACGGTCGGGCTCTCCTTGAGCGAGGTGACCACCGTCGTCGCGACCTTGCCAGCCTCCTCGACTGGACCCGCCATTCGTTAATCTCCCGCGAACACCTGCGCGACCAATGCGACCATGGCGGTGTGCCGTTGCTTCAGCTTGCGCAAGCCTTCGACGAACCGATCATCGGCGTCGTGCTCGGCCATATAGACCTTGACCAGCCCGCGCACGTATTCGTCGGCGCCGCGGTCGATCGCTTCGCGCACCACGTCCGCTAACGACGGTCCATCATTCATTCTGCTTTTTCCTTGGCCGGCGGCGGGTCGGTCCAGCGCCGATAGGGATCGGACAGACTGTTCGCGGTCTTATAGGCGTCCCATTCCGCCTCGGTGTGCGAGCACGCAGGAACCATCTGTATCCATATCGCACCGCAGAGGGTACACTTCATATCCGGGGCAACGGTTACCGGCAGCACCATTTGAGCACCTCCATCAGAATTGGATGTATCCACCGGCATTGGCAACGCTAAAGGTATTAGCCGGATTGCCTAAAAACGGCGTGCCTCCCGTATTGGTCCCCGTGGAAGCGACGGCGTTCATAAACCCATAGCCAATCGAAATAAGATCGCCACTCGCATTACCAGCAAACGAGCTGTGATCAATATACAAGGTCCCGCCATCGGAGATAGCCCCCCAACCAGCGTTGTTTGTAATCGTGTGGTATGGGCAAGAACACGTTGCTGATCCTCTAAGATTTATGCCCATTCCGTTGTTTAAGTGGATCACACCGCCAGCTAAACTGACCAGTTCTGAGCCGTTCGAAATCGTGCAGCCAATGTTGTTGTTCCCGCGAACATCAAGATGGCCGACACCCATAAGAGCACCTCCCCACAAAAGTACCCCCGCTTGGGAATTGCTGCAAAAGCTTGTGTGATCGGTAGGGGTGAAGAACGCATAAGCATTTTCTAAGTACACACCGCCATAACCATTAAATAGCGAGCACACAGAAAGCGAGCTTGAACAAACAATCGACCCTTCTACAGCCGCCATACCATTGCCACCAAAACCCCAAATTGAAATGCCATCCAACCTAATCTCGCCGCGGGCAAAAATACCATTCCCGTCATATGGATTGGGGCCAACTGTCTGCGATCCGGTAATCAACAAATTGCGCAGTGTGCAGCCATCTCGAAAGACCATAAAGCCCGTCACGCCACCGGAGAAGCTTAACTCGGTGGCATAGATACCTCTAAGATAATTAATTTGGTTCGTGCCGTCCCCCGGCAGGTGATAGCCAGTTACCGAGATGTTAGCCGGGTCTGGCGATGCCGCCATCAAAGGGTATCCCGATATAATGACGCGATTGGAGTTGGCGTGATTGATTTCAATTGTTTGCGTATAGACCCACGAGTTTACCTGACCTGGAGCCGTCTTGGAATTGGTAACCAGAAAGGTAACCTGGCCGTTCGGCGTGATGATATATTGGCCGAGCCATTCAAGCGCCGACTGTAGATTAGCAAAATCCGCGCCAGCACCATGCACGGTTTTCGTGATGTGCGTGTCGATATAGCGAGCCTGGAGAAACCCCTGGATCGCCTTGCGTAGCTGCGTGAGGTCGGCGTTTGTCGGCGCATTGCATCCCGGCAATCCGTTTTGCCAAGCCCAATTGATGACCTCGACGATCTCACGTTGGTCGTACTCAATCGATGACGCGGGCGGGATCGAGCCCTCGACGCCGATCGCCGGGTTGCCGTTGACATAGCTGGCGTTGGGGTCGCTCACGCCGTAGGGTTGGTTATATTGCAAGGTATCCCTCCTTCAAGGTGTCCCCGCCAATGGATCAGGCGGGATGACGCCGGAATAATCGAACAGCGGTTCGGTGTGCGCCGGGGACCAGCGCTTGAGCAAACATTCGAGATCGGTCGCGCGCGCAATGCGCAGGTGCGGATCGACACCGCATTGACCTTTCGAACAGCGGAACCAGGTGAGCCGAACACGGTGCACGTGAACCCACCAATAAAACCGCATTGCAGGATCGCCGATGCCGTCATTCGGCCATGGACCGAGCGAGCCGTCGGCGAGCAGCTTTCGATTGTCGCCGCAGCGATCGATCCCGACCATGAACGGCCGGAATTCTTGGATGGTGATGATGTAGCCGATGAACGCAGCCGCATCGATGAAGAACTGGCGTGACTGGCCGCCGATGATCGTTATCCGCTGCACGAGCGCTTTTTGCCGATCGCCGATCGATAACGGCTCGGCATAGCACGGGTCCGGGAGACCCCAATTGCGCTCCCAGTCGGGCAGCAGCTCGGTCGTGATGCGCGGGTCGCTCTCACGTTCGAGCAGGTCCGCCGCTCGCCCATCGACAAACCCGAGGACGCCCGCGAGCCCGTAGACGATGGTCATGATCACCGTCGTCGGATCGCGCGGCCACGCGATGCCGTACGGCAGCAATTCTTCGAGCGCTACGAAGTACTCATCCTGTCCGCGGCGAACGTGGCGATCGAGCGGCTGGAGCTGCTGCGCCATCTCACACGTAGGTCACTGTGCCGGGCACGGCGAGAGCGCCGTGATTCGGCATGACGTGATCGACCATCGTCAGATCAAACTCGCTGATCACCCGACTGATCGCCTCGCTCACCCAGGCGGCGTAGATCGTCTGCGCAGGCTGCAGGATGCCGCTGAACGAATAGGCAGGCGACGCGCGCTCGAACAGCATCGCCGCGACGCTCTGCTCGGTCTGCTGGCGGATCGAAAGGCTATCGTTGATGATGTGGAGCGTGTAGGGGATCGGTTCGGCGATCGGTATCTCGACGAAAAAATCGCGCACGGCCACCGGTCGCTTCTGATTGAGATAGGCCGTGACGGCATCGACATCCTGCTGCAGCGGGAAGCCGCCGTTCGAGGCGCGCAGAGCATCGCACATGAAACGGACGGTGACCGTGCCCATGCCCATCTCCTTGGGCGCGCACCAGGCCCGCGTCACCCCGGGGACGGCCAGGGTCCATTGGACATAATCGTCCGCGTCGCCACCCATGGGTGGCCTCTGGATGCGCTCCAGGACGCGCGCGCGAAGCTGGTCATCGGTTTCCTCGTCGGTCCCGCCCACCAGCTCGACCACCGTGATCGTCGTATCCACGCCGCTCATAGCCACGGCAAACGACATGTTGGCGCCAGGCGGCAGGTTCCCGGCGGCGCCGGCATCGAGCGCCTCGATGGCCCCCTCGGTCGCCCCGTCGCCGAGGGTGATCTCTTCCGAGGTCTGGAAGTTCAGGTTGGCCGCGAGGAGCTGCGTATAGATCGGGATGACCTGGCCCTGCAGACCGCTGAAGTTCGCCGTGCCCTCGGCGTAGGTCGCCCCCTTGCGACCGATCGTGCCATCCGAATTGACCAGCCAGATGTTGCCGTGCCGGTCGAGCCATTCGGTCTCGGCAGTGTCGGGCAAGAGCTGCTTGGCGAGCCAATCGATGTAGCGCAGGATCAGGTGCGCAAGACCGCCCTGCGCGTCGGACATCACGCGCAGCGCATTGTTGGCAACCATCGCGGCGCCCTTGAGCGCAGCAGTCACGTCGTCCCGCACCATCTGGCGGACGGCTCGGAGAGTCGGCGTGCTCCAGGGCATCGTTTATTTCCCGGCTACGAAATCATCCCACAGGCTTTGGTACCTTAGTTCGATGGCTTGCTTCGGCCCACGATAGACGGTGATCGACACTTCGATGCGCTCGATGCTGACGCGCGAGGCCGAAACCTCGATGCGGCTCGCGAGTTTCTTGTCGAGGAACGGCCGCATGGCCTGGCGCGTGTAATCCTCCGCGCGCGCGAGCGTGGCGCCTTCACCCGCGCCCGAGTCGCTGATCTTGGCGCGCGTGAGCAGCCAGTTCTTGCAGCCGATCGGCCAGCCGCCCCAGATCACATCGGCGTCGAAGTCGCCCCACCAACCGCGGCGATCGGTGCTGTCGGGGTCGGGCAAAATCTCGGTGGGCCCGGCAAGCATATCCGTCATCAAGGCAACCCTGATGGCGTTCACCAGCTCCTGGCTCTCGTCAAGCAGACCGAGCGGCGTCAGAGCCCAGTCCGCCGTCGTGCCGCTCAGATTCGTGATGTTGACGATGCGGATGTCGGTCATCGGACGAGATTGGGGTCTTGCGTCCCGGCATGGGCGAGAACCTGCTTCTGGTTCACATCCGCGAAGTTGTCGCCCTGCACGACGACCGGCTTGTTCGCGTTCTCCGAGCCGAGCTTTACGTTGCCGGAAAACACCCAGGTCTTGCTCTGGCCGTCGTAGTAGCCGACGACCGTGTCGCCCGAGCGAAACTCGATGCGGCCCTTAGTGACGCGGACCTCGTGATTGACTGAGTCGCCCTCGTGCTTGTATTCCTGCTGTTGCCCACCGCCGCCACCGCCACCGCCCCCACCGCCGCCACCGCCCTGCTGCTGACCGTAGTTCGAGAGGTTGCCCTTGCGCTTTTGCTTCTGCTTGTTGACGTGACGCAGCGAAGCGAAGCGCGTCTGCTGCTGCTGACCGCCTCCCCCACCACCACCGCCGCCACCACCACCGCCGCCGCCCTGTTGCTCGTCGTCGAGCGAGAGGAGATAGGTGGCGGTATTCTTGATCAACGTGCCCTGGCCATATTGATCGTACTGAAAGCTTTCGCCCTCCTTGAGGCCATAGGGGCGGTAGCGCCGATCGTCGATGCCGATGAGAACCGGGTGCGACCTCGATCCATTGAGATATGCAACGACGCCCTCGGCGCATGGACCCTTGGGTTGGTTCTCATTGAACTGCCCATCGTTGGCGCTGCTGGTCGAGGTGCCCTGTTCCTGTTGCTCCTGATCCTGCTTTACCGGTACCGCGGTGAATCCGTAGTGATGAATGCGCTCGATCCCGGTATGGGTCTCCGAGTGATACACATCGACATCGGCTTCTTGCCAATTGTGATCATCATCGACCTTGCGCACCGTGACACGCGAGAGACTCGCCTGCGCGCGACGCGCAGCATCAGTGATATTCGATCGCACTTGATTTTCCCCTCACGTCGATTCGGTTTCTGACCCACCACTACCCGGACTGAGGTCACTGCCAGGTTGTCCGAGCAAGTTGACCAATTCCAGCGTCGATCGCGTGCCGCCCTGGTTATCCTGCGTGAACGTCACGCTCTTGAGCCATAGGCTTTGATCCATGATCAGCATCGGCGACCAGACATAAACCTGCTGGCCGACAATCCACAAACCGCCGCGCGGCCGGAGCCATCCCTGCACGACAATGTCGAGATGGATTTGGTCGTTATTCCGCGCCCAGTTTTCTTGATCGTTGCGGCTCGACAAATCCGGCATGTTCGACGGGACCTCAGCCTCCGTGAGGCTCGTCAAGGCCGGGCTCTTGGTGCCGAAAAGCACCCCACCCGTTGGAGTCATTTTCTGAAATAGCTGGTGGGCAACTTTCGTCATCGATTCATCGTCGGAGCCGGGGAGCTGACTACGAGCAGCGAGATTGCCGCCCTCGGGCCTGTTGTCTGTGAGAATCTCGCGAGCCTCCAGGATGTTCTGGCCTTCGACGACCTGATCCATGCCGATAGCCGTCAAGCCCGAGGTCGCGATCAAGTCGCGGGACCCATCACTGCCGAGAACAATACCCTTTACCCTGGCCAATCTTTCGATCAGCTCAGCCGCGTTCTCTCCCGGTTGGACATGGATACGTTTGAACAAACCACCAGGCAAACCTCCTACTATACGGAGCGGAACGCCAAACGGTGCCATCACGGCACGCGCGATCTGTTCCCAGGTGGCGTTTTTCCACTCACCTGTTTTGTTGACAACGGAGCCTTGGTTCAACACGTGAGAAAACGATACGCCCTGGATTTCGATGTGGTGGTGCCGCGCACTATAGCTCACCTGCCGGGAATAGACTTTGCCGTTGATGATCGCCGGAATACCCGCAAGCTGGATACTAACATCGTCGCCGGGCCGGATGCGAAGCTTGGCAAAGTTCTTCGCGAGCGGTACCCCCTCGCTGCAGGTGAACCGAAACCAGGCGAAGGTCGCACCATACTGATGCTTGACGAGCACACTTTCCCAATCGCGGTAGACATCACCACCGACAAACAGCTCCGCGATCTCTTGCGGTTTGAACGCCATGATCAGGCACTCAGGGCGCGCACTTCACGCCGCATGAACGCAGGATGCACCACGTTGTTCTCAGCGATCAGCTCATCGTAGCGCGACCCGTCGCCATAGATGCGATTGGCAAGCCAGAGAGCCGGGCTGGGCCCACCCATGGTCAGGTTGATCATCCGCGGCAGCGGCAACTGCGTGGTCGCCAGCCAATTGGTTATCGACCCGTAGAGCGCGAGGATCGTCTGGTAACTGGCACTATCGAGACTGTCGGCCGCGGTCTCGATCGCCGGCTCGAACGCCAACTGCATGCGCGTCATCATCGTATCCACATCCTGGCGCGAAACGAACGTCAGGGTCACGATGATCTTCGCGTCCTCGGCCAGCGCAAATGTGACACCCGCATTGACAACCGCAATCGCGGGATTGCTTTGCGGATTTTGCGCGAGCAAATTCTGCCGCACCTTATCCATTCCATCGAGGGTCGCGCCGGCCTTACGAGCTGCCTCAAAGCATCCCCACAGCGGCGTTGACAACGTGCCGGTGCGGATTGCGGTGTCGGCGGTAGCGAGCAACGCGCCCACCCGCTGACGGAGATCGGCACTGGTCGCGCCGGCCGAAGATGGCACGCTGCCGAGCAGATCGGCGAGCATGCCGTTGAGGATCGCCGTCGCCTCGCTGATGGTCTCCAGAAAGAACGGCGGCGGGCCCGGCAACACGTGCTCCTGCAAGCGCGGGCGTGCGAACAGGAGCGAGCCGAGCGAATACGGCCCAATCGTAAGCCACCAATCGACGAGACCAAGCGGCGAGGGGAACGCGAAAATCGGCGACGATAGGTCGTATTGGGTAGCTGTGAAAACATACTGCTGATCGAGCACCGGCGCCGCAAAACCGAGCGGCATGATGTCAAAGGCATTGGTGTTAGTCGTATGGTTCTGCGCAATCGATGGCGTCGAGAAAACCGGTGACGACAGCGTGTAGGAGTTCGCCGGGCTGAACTGCGATTGCTGCAGGATCGGAAGCGCAAAAACCGGCGAGCCGAGCGTATAGGCATTGGCGTGAAGGACGAGTTGAAGCGTCGTCAATACCGGCGTCGCAAACACCGGCGAGCCGAGCGAATAGCTATTAGCCGTAAGATGAAGGATTAACGCGGGTGTGGCAAAAACCGGAGAGCCAAGCGAGTACGGCGATGTGGTGAACATCGCCCCCGCTTGGAATGCGTCTTGCTTGAACGCATTCTGTTGAAATGCGGGAGGGTAAGCCACCGATCAGTCCCTCGGCTCAGAGGGCAGCGGCAGAGCGCCAGAAGTCGTTCAGCTCCGCGGTCGTCCAGCCCTGGTACTTGCCGAACTGCTCGATCACAGAGTCATACCGGCTGACCGTGGGCTCGGCGGCAAATTTCATCTTGGCGGCGAACTGCTCCTCGGTCGGGAGCGTATCGATGAAGGCCTGTATCTCGGCCGGAACCGTCCCGATCTTCACGGCGTCGAGCGCTTCCTGCTCGGTGATCAGGCCGCGCACGGCAAGCTCCTGATGGAACTGGCGCTGCGTGAGGCCTATCGGAATTGGCTTCGCGGTCGGATCATGCGCGGCGAGCACGGCGTTGACGGCACCGAGCTGCTCGGGCGTCAGTTGGCTCGTGTCGTACAATCCATCCGGCGTCCACGAAAACGGCAAACCGATAAGACCGGCCTCTCTCAGATCGTCGGGGAAGGTTGGTCCGATGTTCACGGCGCTACCCCATGATTTCCCTGACCACGAGGCACCCCTCGGTCACCGGGAGATAGACCGTGGCACTGCCAGTCGTGTTACCAAAGAATACCGCATAAACCTGTGCGGATAGAGTGGGGACTCGGAGGACTGTGTGAAGCGATCCGCCGAACATTCCGCCGCCGACAACGCTGCCGCCGCTGCTCGATATTCCACCCCACTGCCCACTTAAACCGATACTAGTTCCACCGCGTCGGAATTGGCCGGAACAGAAAACTGCTGAATCCACACAGTATACATCGAAGGTCGCGGAAACATCCAAATAGTTACACAATCCCCACGGAGCAATCGTGTTGGCGATTGAACTCTGGACCGCCGTGGTGCTCGCCGCTGTTGTCTGTACATTCGTTTCGTAAATCCATTCCGACACAACCGCGCCCGACTGCGGGGTATCGCCAGATACCAGCACGATGCGCGTCGGGCTGACATTGTAATTGCCCGAGGTCGCCAATCCGCTGTCGTAATCAGCAAAGGCAATGACGCGGTAAGGCTTGTCGGAAACATTCACCGTATTGGTATAGGTTGTGCCATAGTTCGTCATGGCCGCATTTGATGAACTGATAACACCAAAGGGCTTGGGCGCAAAAAAATTGTAGTTCCAAGGTGCGGTGGTCGAACAAAATGCGCTATTCCGCACTCCCAACCGCGCCGTTCCGCCGTCGTTGATGATGACGAACCAAAGGCGAAACGCTATCGCGTTGGCGAGGGCGAAAGTCGAGCCGGATGCCAGGACAATCGATAGCGCCGCCGTGATGGTGAAGATCGAGCCATCCGGCAACCACACCTGCACCGGGTCGCTCGCGGACGGATCGGACCCGGCCAAGGTTTTGAGAAAGAAGGTGGCGGCATTCGAGGCGTGCGTCTCAACGATCTTGCCGTTGATCAGATAGGCCGACGATGCGCCGATGTTGCGCGAGGCCAGCCCTTGCTGCGCCGAGGTTAGCGATTGCGAGATGTCGTAGCGGATGCTCGCGCCACCGGCCGCACCCTGCACGAAAGCGGTCGTCGCCAGCGTGGTCGAACTATCCCCGACCGTAGCGGTCGGCGCGGTTGGTGTGCCGGTGAATGCAGGCGAGGCGAGCGGCGCGTAGGCCTGCCCCTTGACGAAGGCGGTCGTCGCCAGAGTCGTCGAGTTGTCGGCGAGCGCGGCGGTCGGCGCGGTCGGCACGCCGGTAAAAGCCGGTGAGAAAAGCGGCGCGGGGCCGGTGATGATCGCATCATAATTGGTGCCATCGGAGAAGATGATCGCACCCTGCGTCGAGGCCACCTGGATCGAGGCCCCGCCGTTGATGGTCGCGCCACCGCTCGGCGTGATCGTGACCGTGCCGAGCCCGACATCGCGGATGAAACACACCCAGCCTGTAAGAAACGTGGATACGGTCGGCGCCGGCAACGTGACGGCAATCGCCCCCGCGTTGTTGTACTTCACCAGCGATAGGTGATCGGCGTCGGCAAGCGTGTCCGACGTGCCCGCTACCGTACGACCGCCGAGCCATAGATTATGGTCGTCGTTCCAGTTCGTTGGTCGCACCAACGTGGTGTCGGTGCCGTCCGAGATCGCCGAGACGAACCGATGCTTGAGCAACTTCGCAGCCATCGGCTTACGACCCCGGAATCCTGAAATCGAAGGCTGGCAAGCTCCAGACGTTGCCGGCGGTCACCGCTTGCGAGGCCGCGAGGTCGTTGTCCACGAGCAGCATCGAGTTCGGCACGTCCACGATCGCCCATCGCGATGCCGTGCCGGTGCCCGTCACCGAGCCCGCCGTCACCGCAGTCGTCGTCACTTTCGATCCGTTCGGCACCGCGTTCACCGGCGTGCTGACGGCGAGCCCGGGGCCGAAGTTATAATTGCCGAGCGCGAAGTTCACCGTTGCATCGGCAAAATTCGTCGGCTCCGCGGAGCAGATGTAGATGTGGCTCGCATTGTTGTGGAGCGCGGTGAGCCCGTTGTTGAGGACGAACACATTGCATTTTCCGGCCATCAGCTTCCCCTTTACGTCGAGACTAGTTCCTGGTCGAGGTTTCGACTTGCGGCACCAGCCGCATTGTCAGCGTTTGTATTCACCTCATTGCGGGTGGACAACAACAGCGTGGGTGGACTGTTGCCCGGCACGCCGGCCTCGGCGAATGCCATCTCGAACACGCAATAGCCGCCGCGCTCACGAGTTTCGGTGACCGAGTATCTCTCACACATCACCAGCATCGATCCGACCATTGGATCGACCAATATGCCGGCGTCGTCGGCCTCAAGCGCGTTAAGAAGGTTCGACTTCTCTGCCAGGTAATTCGGACCGATCAGAAATCCTTGAATAGTATAGCGCACCGCATGGCGACCCATGTCCTCCGCGTAAGGAATGTTTCGCTTTGGATATTCGTGCTCGACATTGCGGCGACCGGACTGCCGCGCCTGTTGTTCCACCCAAAAAGGTACGCCACGGAACGACCATCCGAGCATCAACCGTTCGCGCCACGGATTGAGGCGCAAGAGCCGAGGATCGCGGATGTCCATGGGTTACTCGTAGGACCAATTGTTCCAGCCGCCGCCGTCAGCCCCGGAGTTCGCCATTTGCGGCGTTTTCTCCATCCTGATTTCCCTGAACGATTGCTGTGATGGCGTCGCCTCATCCCACGAGCGCACCTTCACATTGACCATCGCGTTGCCGAGCATGTTCGTCGGACCGAACGCGCGAGCCCCGTTCATGCGATCGAGCGCGGCGCGATCGGCGGCAAACTGGTTGCGCATCGCAACGCCGCGACGATACGCGCGGCCGATCCAGGGAGCCCCGCCCCAAAATCCTTCCGGGCCAGGGCCACCACCGATGTGCATCGTGCGCGCTTTCATGTAGCCAAGCCCAGCACCGACGCCGGTCGCACCAGCTTGAACGGATCGCGCAACGAACTCTTCCATGCGCGCCGCATCTTGGGGATTGCGCATGTCGAGGTAGCGCTTTGCCACCGGGTCCCATAGCCGCAAATCACCGGCACCGCCGAGATCGTGGCGATGCGATCCGGTACGTTCGCGGCCATAGATGCCATGCGCTGGTTGACCGCCCGACGTGACATGCGCCTCCAGACCGGTCTCCTGCGCGGCGAAGTCCAATTGCGCGCGGAGTGTCGGCGAGATCGCTCCCTTTCTGATGTCCGCCTCGCGTCCCTGCAGCTCGCGCACGCGCTGGGAGCTGCCCAGGTTCGGCAGGCCGGCGGGAGGAGCACCGCTCGGGGCAATCGAGCCCTGGCCGCCCGTAGGGCCACCTGAAGGCGCTCCAGTGGGGCCCGGACCGGTACCGGTGGACGGACCGCCGGTCGGACCGGGCGGACCTCCTGGCGCCTGACCAACCGATGGACCGCCCTGCCCAAACCCGCCAGTAGCGCCAGGATGGAACGCTGCCGGGATGACACGCCCCTCGTTGCTAAAGGGCGGTAGGCCCTCGAAACCCATCGGCGATGGATGCAAATCCTCTTCGAGCTTCCTTAAGGCCTCGGCCATATCGGCAAGTCGTTTGTTCGATTCTTCGAGCTGCTTGAACAAATTCTCGTAGGCCTGCGTACCCTGCTGCGCCTTGCTCAAGCCCTCGCGGATCGCTTCCTGTCGCTGCTGCTCGGCGCGTATCGCATCATGCTGCTGCTCCCATTGCTTGCGATACTGCGGCTCGATCGCCTCGGCGCGTTCCTTCTCTTGCCCGGGAAGGAGCTTGAACCGTTCAGCGAGGCCAAGACCCAACCCCGCACCGGCACCGAACGGACCGCCGATAAACGCTCCGATGACCATATTGCGGAGTTCAGGTGGTATTGACGAAATCCAATCGAAAACCTCCTTTAGGTTTTTCCCAAAACTAAGGAATGATTCGCCGACCCCTTTAATGTCGTCGCCAAGTTCGTGCCAATGCACCTCGCTGAGATACTTCCCGATGTCATAGATCGCGTCTTTGATCGCGTCCTGAGTTTCCTTTTTGCTCAAGAAGTCGTTGAGCTGTTCGGCCAGCTCCTTGAACACGGGCATCAGTTGGTTGCCGATCATCGTGCCCATGTTGCCCAGCGTCCACCGCAGATCGACCCACTTTCGGTGGAATTCCTCGCCGGCCTTGATGTTCTGCAAAATGATCGCCGGCAGCTTGTCGATGCTGAGGTCGGCGAGCCGCTCGGGAATACCGAATATCCGCGCCAGCTCACGCCGAGCATCGGCGCCGCCGCGCGCGTTCTTCATGCGATCGACCAGCGTGCGAATTGCACCTTCGATGTTGCCAGACTGAGCTTGCCTGCGCAGGGTCTCCGCGAGTTCGGGGCCGCCCTGAAACCGCATCAGCTCGTTGTAGACCGGGCTCAAACCCAGCTTGCGCAGGTCGATCAGCTTGCCGGTTAACCCGGTGAGTACCTGCTGCGATTCCCCGGCACTTATGCCGAGGTAATCCATCCCGTACTGAAACTTGGCGATTTGCTCTTGCGAGAGTCGCGTCTCCTCGCCGAGATACTTCATCTCGACCGCAGCATCGCCGAGCTGAACGATCGAATGGGCAAGCTTGTCGATCTCGTCCTTCAGCCCACGGACGGCACCCGCGGCGAACCCACCGATGAACCCGCCAATCACGCTCTGCAGAACGCGTCCAGCCTCGGCCGCTTGTTTTATCTCCTTGGTGATGGTCTGCAGAACCGCCGACGATTTATCAACCGTCGTGACGGGGATTTTGACTTCGTGGGTTTGCGTTGCCATCGATCAGGGCACCGGAGCGTCAAACCCTCGCAGCGTGCGCGAGGTTTCGGTTTCGTTGAAGATGCCATCACCGCTCGCGTCTACGGTCGTACCGCGCGGCGCATCGACATTGACCTTGAGCCTGGCAGACGGATCAGGAGATGCTGATTCCCGGCCAAGCGCACGATCGAGGTTAATTCGTGTGCCGCCAGGACCGTATTCGGCATCTGGATCACCAGGAGCGAACCCCTTGGACATCCCCCTTTCTATTCCTAGTCGCCTTATCAACGCTTCATCAGTTTCCGGGTGCGACTTTAATCTGCCGATCTCTTCCATTGGGACAACATTTCCACCTCTCCACACAGTGGCATTTCGAACATCCCATTCTGGCATTCCCCAGTTATACATCCGTCGGGTCGCCTCACGTTGACGACCCTCGGCATCAGCTTTAGCAAGAGCACGGCCCTTCAGTCCAAATGGATCACGAAGCCTATTCATGCCAATGCTTTCGTCGGCGAGTAGAGAATCTCGATACGATACAGACGTTGCCGTAGCAGTGGGCGAGGCCGTACCCGTCTTTTCCGACACCGGCCCAACTTTGTAATCGGTCCCAGGAAGCGGCGTGACCTTGATGCCCGGAATCAGGCCTTTCTTCCCACCAGGATCGAAATACTCCATCGACTTCTTATTGAGATCGATGATGCGTCCCGGTTTCAGCGGGCCGACATCGTTGATGCGGACGATCGCCCTTTTGCCATCAGGCGATTCGACGAGCGCGTATGCAGGCCGATAATTCTTGCCGTAACCGACGCCGCCGAATTGCCCGCGCAAGTCTGTTTGAATCGCCGCGGTATAATCGTCCGGGTCATACATCTCACCCGAAGCTGTGCGACGGCCACCGGAATCGGCTGACGGATATTCCGCGGTCGGATCGTAGGTCGAGGCCGTGCCGCTGATGGTCCCGGTCGTCGGGAACGGACCTTGCGAACCTTGCGACGGCGGCGATGGTTGCTTTGATTGCTGACCACCGACCTCTCGCCCGCCTTGCGGCATGTTGCCCTTGCCCCAGCCATAAATTTCGCGTGGGCTGAGTACCCGCGACCCCCTCGCATTCGGCCGCCCGTTCCACATTTCGAAGTGCAGATGCGGCACGCCATTCGCGGTTCCACTCTTCCCGATCTCCTGCCCGCCGGTGACCGGATCGCCGGGTTTCACCCCGACCTTGCTCATGTGCATGTAACGGGAATACGAGCCATCGCTGTGGCGAACGACGATGACGGTGCCACCTTGATTATCTCGACCGATGTGATCGATCACACCGTCTTTGGCCGCATAGACCGGAGAGCCGTGCGGCGCCATGATGTCGTCGCCCTGATGGCGCCCAGCACCCATCGATGCGCTGGTACCGCCAACGCCGCCGCCGAGGCCCGTGCCGGTGACCGGCTCATAGACCGGACCACCCTTGCCGAACCCCTCTGGTCTCGGCGTTCCAGCAGGCCCACCTTGGCCACCACCGCCATCGCGACCGACGCGACCACCGCCGCGATAGCCCTGGCCGCCGCCGGTAATACCGCCGCCATAGCCGCGACCAGCACCGATGCCACCACCGATGCCACCACCACGACCAGCGCCAAACCCGTAGCTGATCGGCGACACGCCCCCTTGCTGCTGTTGCTTCTTCAGCTCCTCGATCGTCTTCGACAGCTTGTCGAGCTGTCGCGTCGTATCCTCGATGTGTCGGTTGGTCTGCCGGTAGCGCTCCGTGCCCCGCTGGCTTTTCGTCAGTTGTTCCTTGAGCACCTGCAGTTCTTCCTGCGCATGCTTCTTCGATAGCTCGGCGTGATCGAGCAAAAACTTTATGTCCCTGGAGCGTGAAAGCGAGCCCGTAATCAATCCCGCCGCACCACCAACAGCACCGCCGATCAAGGCACCTCGGGGACCTGCTATTCGACCGCCCACATAAGCGCCAGCAGCGCTGCCAATCAGCGCAGCACGAAGGTCTGGCGGAATCCTGGCCACGACTTTGAGCGCTTCAAACGCACCCTTGCCCATGGAAATAAAACCCTCGCCGACCGCGACGAGACCACGACCGAAGTCCTTCCACGGGAATGCCCTGATCGCAGCGCCCAGGTTGCGCACCACGTCTTCGACGACGCCCTTCATCATCGGGCTTTTGAGATACTCGTCGAACTGCTTGGCCAGCTCACCGAGCACCGGCATCACGGTATTGCCGAGCGTCGTCCCGACGTTGCCGAGCGTCCAGTCGAGGTCAACCAGCTTTTTGTGGAATTCCTCGCCTTCCCTGATGTTCCGCTCGATGATCTGCGGCAGCTTATCGAGATTCATGTCGGCCAGGCGCTCGGGAATGCCGAATATGCGCGCGATCTCCCGGCGCGCATCCGCGCCACCGCGCGCGTTGCGCATCCGGTCGATCACCGTCCTGATCGCGCCCGCGTAATCGCCCGCCTGCGCCTTCTTGCGCAGTATCTCGGCCAGCTCGGGGCCGCCCTGGTACTTGAGCAATTCGGTATAGGTCTCGCTCAGACCCAGCTTGCGCAGATCGATGATGCGGCCGGTGAGGCTTCGCAACGCGGATTCGGACTGACCCGCCGTCAGCCCGAGCCGCTCGCCCGCGTACGTGAAGCGCAGCACCTCCTGCTGGGAGAGCCTGGTCTCATCCATCAGGAACTTCATCTCGACCGCCGCGGTGCCGAGATTCTTGATCGCCGCGGTGAGATTGTTGAAATCCCTGGAGAGCTGCTGAACGGCGCCGCTCGCGAGACCGCCGGTAAAGCCGGCAATCGCACTCTGAGCCATACGGCCAGCATTGGCGACCTGCTGAATTTCCTTCGCGATGGCTTTCCAGACGGACGACGATTTATCGACCGTCGAGGCCGTCATGCGAAGGGCATCAGAATCAGCCATGCTCAGCGTCCTGCTGTTCAGCCTGCATCCGCTCTACCAGCTTGGTCGTCCAGTACATATGCCGCCGAATCTTCGACAGCGGCTGCGCCAGGAACATATCGGGGTCGAGCCCGTAGAACTTCGCCAGCCGGTAACAGTCGAGCGTCAACTGCTCCACAAATCCGGCATAAAAAAATTGGCCGCAAGCAGCCACCCCGCCTTGCCGCGATCCTTGAGATGGAGCTGCTTCACCGAACTCGGCGGGATCGCCGCCAGGGTCGAGAGCATGATCGTGAGCTTCTGCTCGTCGAACGTGATCTCGGGCTCGCCGTCATGGAACGGCTTGGTGATCACCGGGTTGCCGATCTTCTCCAAGTCCTCCGCCGTCGGCTCGCGCAGCTTCAACTCCTGCAGCTCCTCACCGTGCGCCTTGATCGGATGCCGCAGTTTGACCACCAGTGAAAGCGGTCCCGCCGCGCCGTTGATCTCGGCTCCATCCGTTTCTTTTTCTGCCATTGTTTCCCTCCATCGAAATCAGTTTATCCCACCTCGTCGCACGAGATACCCTCGAACCGCACACGCACGAGGCCGTCATGCGCGTTGAGGTCAAACGCCGCCTTACATGCCGCCTGGCGCAGCACGTATACCTTGCCATTGGCTAACTCCGCGGTAACCGTCGCATTGACGATTAGCTCGGTGTTAGTAGTGCTCAAAGCCGGGTCTAAGCTTACATCACCTTCGATGTAAGGTACCCTCGGAAGCTCAGAATACCCATGCACTCCGTCCTGCCCGGCTATCATCGCCCGCTCTACTGGGGATGGTGAGACGGTGAAGTTCCCGCGTAACGGGAACTGGTCTCCATCGACCTTCAAAAACGCGATTCCTGCAATCCGTTGAGCCATTTAGCCCTCCATCTTCAAGTAGAACATGAACTCCTCGGGCATCTTCGCTCCCTTGCAGTGATTGCAGGTGGCGCATGATGCGACGATGTTCTCTGGCCAATTGGTTCCACCTCTGGCCAAAGGTACCAGGTGATCAGCATTAGGCTTGCCGTTCAGCTTGCTTCCGCACCAGAAACACCGACCCTTCTGGTGCCGTACGATCCAGGCAAAGTCTTCGCCCGAGAAGGTGCCTGGCGCATCATTGTCGCGAGCACGTCGCCGTTGGCGAATGGCCCGCGCCTTGTCGGGATTATTCCTCTGCCATTCCAGTGAGGAGCGCCTGTGCGCCGCCGGGTCCGCTGCATTGCTCTGCCGTCTTACTGCGGCGCGCTTTGTCCGCATCTGCGGATCGGCAGACCGCTTTGCCTCGGCACGGCGATCGGTTTGCCGTTTCTTCTCGCGTTGAGCTGGGTCCTGAATTCGAACTATGTAAGCAGCTCGCTGTCGGGCTCGCAGCCGCGCGCGACCTTTCTTGGTCGAGAGAATAGCCCTCTCCCGCTCCATCACCTCCGCGATCCGCTTTTCACGATGTCGGTAATAGCTGCGCAGACAGCTTGCGTTCAGCCTTTCACGAAACTCCGGGTCCTCTGCACGGCGCCGATTGCGAGCGGCATAGATGCATTGGTTACAGGTGCGCCGATGAGGCTGGAAGTATTCAGGCGTGAGAGGAAAGCTCTTTTGGCACGCCTTGCAGCACCGCTCAAGACTCACGCAGCTATTACTGTGTCAACACCACGGTCGAACTGGAGGCGGAACTGGGCTAAGACTGCGAAAATTCTCAATTGGTTCACCAAATCTGGCGGATATAGTACGTTTACTCTATTGGGGTTATTTGGGTCCCTTTCCACGACCAGGTTAGCTGCGAAGGCCGCCGCGTTCTCGACCAGGCCGTTGAACTCGTCCTCGCGGTATTCCGCGATCAGCTCGGCTTTGATGATCTTCGGCGTCACGATTTTTTGGCCAACGCCAAAGCGAGTCCCGTCGTTCGCAAGTTTGTGGCGCGGGAATTTCGAGGTTATGGCGTGCCTTTGATTGCGAAACAGCTTGGCCAGTGTGGCGAGCGTCGTCATCAGCTCGTAGGCGTCGTCCGACTGGCCATAGAGATTGTACTGGTACGTCGTGGTATCCCGCGCGATTTGCGGGATATTGTCGGCCAGGGTTTTCTGCGTCGCGAGGCCATTGCCGGCGAACGTGTTCAGCTCATTGAGATTGAAGCGCTGGTGCAGCTTGGCTGGCAGAATGCCGGTGAGCTGTAGCGTCTGGAGCGGGCGCGCCGGATCGTTGGACAGGGCACGCGCGGCCTTCGCGTTGATCGCTGCCGTCCATTCCCACACCGGTGACGGTGCATCGGGCTCGATCGCCCACACCGAGGTCGTCGGTGCGTTACGTGTCGCACCCCAGGTGATCAGGTTGGGGAAGGTATCCCGCTTCGCCGAGACGAGCTGGCCATAGAGCTGGCGCATCCAGCCCCAGCGACCGAGGTCGCCGAACCCCATCTCGGTCTCCATCGCCAGCAAGCTGTTGGAGTCGGTGAACGGGAACGCGATGTAATCGAACTCCTGTTCGCCCAGGTTGGTGATCATGGTGGTGAACGTCGGAATACCAGCGCCGCCGGTGAGCTTGTTGGCGGCCGGATAGGCGAAGCTCACGCCAGACGGAATGGTCTCGCCGCCCAGCGCACCGTAGTAGCTGTCGCGCAGATCAATGTCGGTACCGGTGGCCCCCTTCCATCGACAGGTGACCGTGACGACGTTGGTCGTGGCCGCCGCGGTAACCGGCAAGTCAGGATCGGCCGTGATCGCTGCCGCGATGTTGGTGGCAATGGCGTCAGCGGTGTCGCCGACGCTGATACCGACCTGCACCGGATGGCCGGCAATATAGAAGAACACGCTGCCCGCGTCGGTGGCGGGCCCGGTCACCGTGATCGTACCGGTCGCTGCCGTGCCGGCTGAAGGTTCCGCCACGCCAACCGCCCACGTCTCCTGGGCAAAGTTGTTGTTGAAGAACGCCTCCATCATCCCGGCGAGCTGCGAACCCTGTCCGTAAAGGTCGCGCGCATGCGCAAGACTGCCGATCGGCGTCGGCACATCGGGCGGACCGCTCCCCGTCGCCGACATAGTGCCGATGATAAGGGCGGGGTCTTTCACGATAGGTAAGCCAGCGAATGAAGGGTCCGCCTCGACCCAGTAGAGCGGCAATTTCCACGACGCCGGTATGTTATCAAAGCTAATCGGCATAGCTTTTCTCCTTTAGGGGGGCTCCATGAACGGAATGACGCGCGTCACCGCGGGCCGAGCGGTCCTGCCCAGGAACCGTTTCACTTCCGGGATTTTGGTTTCTCGGGCTTCTCAGCCGGTGTGCCCGGCCCGCCACGCGCGGTTGGCGCGACGGGCTTGGGTAAGTCCCCGGGCATTGGATCGGGCTCTGTCTGAGCCTCCTCGCTCGATTGCGAGGCCTCTCCGGGCGGATGGGTGAGCACGGTACCGTCCGCGATCCGGCGCAGCGTGAATTGATCCTCGGGCCAGGCAACCGACTGATTGATGTCGGCCTGGAAGCGGATTCCGCTCGGGTGAAACACGCGCTTGCGCAGCACCTCGGTCGAGGCCCACACGCGGATCATTTTCATCGGCGGCGCGGGTGGCGCGCCTTTGAACTTCGGATGGATGAACATGGGGAACCTCAGTTCTGCGGGATGTCGTATTCCGACTGCACCTGCACCGTCGATGCGGTGTCGCCGTCGATGGGGAACGCCGTCGTAACGTGGATGACCTTGAGGTCGTCCTTTTCAACCGGCGGCCAGACGCTGTGGAACGTGACCGTCATCTGCATGCGCAGCTCAGCCACCGGCGTCTCGCTCTTGCCGATGGTGCCGTAGATGTGCTGGCGCGCAATGCGCGTCACGCCCTCGATCCTGATCGGCTCGCTCGTCGGGTAGGGCGAGCAGTTTGCCTCCATCCCCACCAGAGATGCATCGGTGAGCAGGCTCATGATCGCCCAGTGCGCCGTGTCGAGCTGGTTCTCTTGCGTGTCGTCGTCATTGTTGAGGATGATGACGGAGAAACCGAACTGCGCACTGTGGGTAAAGCGCGGCTCGCCGGCATTGGCGTCGCCCCACGGCTCAAGTATTTCGGGCAGCAGATAAACTGCCGCGTATGGCAGCTCGTCATCCTGGACGACATGCATCGGACTGCGGCGAAAGGTCTTGAACGGCACGAAGAAGCCGAGCTTCTTGAGCCGTGCAAGTATCCCGTCACGGATCAGCAGCGTATAGCTATTGGTCGTGTCGCTGATGGTCACGGCATTCATGGCGCCGCCACCTTGATCCGCTTGAGCACGAGCTGCGTGGCGCCTTGGCCGTCATGTCGTGTGTCCTCGATCTCGAATTGCCCGAGGCCCGACGTGATCTCCTGCACGACGCCGATCGTGACCTGATCGTACGTCGTCGGTAGAACCGTCAGCTCGCTGTCGCGGATGTCGAGCGTGGTGTACTGGTCGGAGAACGCACCACCGCCCTCCGTCGCCACCGTAAGCGGATCACTCGAAAAGATTCCGCGCACCGTATAAGGCGGCATGCCCGGTTGCGATCTAATGGGGAAGATCGAGACCGGGCGGCCGAAAGCATCCTGTGCCGCCTGGAGTACGGTTGCGTTGAAATCGATGGTCATTGCGCCACCGATTAGGTTGCGCCCATATGGCCAACCAGCAGCACGTTCGGGCGCGTGCAGTAGCAAAGCCCGTTGGTCTGCGTATCGAGATGGATGCCCTTGCCGTTGGGCATCGGGAACTGCTTGGCATACATGCGCTGCCCGAGCGTGTTCACGGTCTCGATGTAATCCGCCGGTGCGTATACGGTGCGGAATAGCCCTGGCACCAGCGGCATGATGTGGCACTTGTCGGTATCGACGAAGAGTTGGCCGCCGACCGAACCACGATAGTTCTCCCACACGATGCCGCCGAACTCGAAGCGACCGTAGGACATGCCGCCATGCACGTATCCCGTCCGCAGTTCCGCGGCCTGGATTTGATTGAGGAACGAGGCGCGGACTTCGACGTTGGCAATCAGGTTGTCGAAGAACTGATCGCCACAGATCGCGTACACGCCCGAGAACGGCACGCCGTCGAGCTGGGTCGCGATGCTGCGGATCGCCCCCGCACATTTCTGACGCACGATACCCGCGACCGGCGTGGCGTTGCTGAGGTCGAACAGCACCGCGGGGAGTTGCGAGACGCCGAACGTCGCAAACAGATCGAGGGTCGTTCCGTCCGCGTAGGTGATGACGCCCTTGACCGCGCCGACCCGCGAGTATTCGAGCGTGGCTTCCACCGATTGCGAATGCTGCTGCAGCCGTTGCGAGAGCATCGTCTGCACCGACATGAGACCGGTCGATTCACCGAACGGCCGGAGGTTCTGCACCTCCTCGGCCATCACCGAGTCGTTGATCTCGAAGTGCGGCACCGGGATCGCGAACAGGTGACGCTTGAACTTGTCGATCGCAAGACCGGGCCCACCGCGTGGTGTCGGTGGCACCAGCGCCAGGACGCCCTGGCGATCTTCGATCGTCGCGGTCGTCACGGAGATCGAGGTTTCCGTAAAGAGCCCCATCTTGCCCAGCAGTCCTGGGACAAAGCGGAGCTTGTTCACCGCGTCGGTGAGAGCAATCACCCCGAACGCGTTGTTGTTGAAGATGTCGAGTAACATTTCGAATCACTCCATCGAGGGATGCGCGCCGTCGCGGCGGGCTTCGGGACAACAAAAAAGCCGCGCTCCCGCGCGGCCTTGCGGCTCGTATATGCGGCTGATCGCTACGGTGTCGTGCGCGACCGCACGATGATGTGGGCCGCCGCCAGCGATGCGTTTGCTGCCACGACCAACGGACCGGTGTTGATGGTCGAATGGTAGGTGATCGTCGGCCCGTTGATTTCCGCTTCACGCGTGATCGCCGAGACCGGCTGATCAGCGCTGGTCGCATCAACCTGGTAAAGGTTGAGTGCTGCCGGCGTTTGCGATCCATCAGCCGCGGCAGGAGCGGAAATGAGGTATTTGCCGCTCGCCGTCACCTTGCCAAGCACCGTTCCGGCTTTGACGACTCCTTGACCGGACGCGATGACGATATTGTCTCGGCTCAGATGACCGCCCTGCTCCCAGAGCACGAATTCACCAGGATGCCGAGGTTCGGTAAAGGTTACCATGATGTCTCTCCATTCTCAGTTTGAACGATCGATCATTGTTTTCCCCACCTCGGGCATCACGACTCTTGCGTTCACCTCGTTGATCGCTTTCTGCCAAGAGTTCTGTGATTCCTTTTCGCTGCGCGCGGCGTCGTAGGCCGGCTGACGGCCAAGGATTTGGGTCTCGGCGTCGCGGAGCACACGCCGGTCCATCAGCTCGCGCCGCACCTGGGCGACCGGCGTTTTCTGTGCGATGAACTCGTGCGCGACCTTGGCCGATACGCCAGCGAGCGCGCACAGCTCCATCGTCTCCTTCATCTCTTTGCGACCATAGGGCCGAACGCCAGCGGCAACGCGGAGCGCCTCGACCGCTTTGCGCGAGGCCTTGCTCGCCCGCTCGGTGCTCACCGCGCCCTCGCCGAACAGCTCGGACTCCTCGTCCTCTTCCTCGTCGTCGTACTCCTTCGGCGCCACCTTTTTGGTCGCCTTGCCGGCATCGCCCGGTGAGCCCGTGCCGAAGAGATCGTCATCCTGCGCCTTCATCTTCGCGCTCCTCTTTCCCTTGCCGCCCTTCCTCGGAAGGTCGAGCGACGATGACTCGGTGTCCAAATCCTCGGGCTCGCTGCCGAGATCGTTGAACGGCGGGGTCGAAAGCCCACTCTCGTACGACTCCTCGACGCTCTTGCCGCCCTTGGCCGGCGGCACCATCAGGCCGTTCTCATCGACCGGAAGCAACGCCGTGTCGTCGAACGGATCGACCGAGCCGGTCTCGATCACGTTCTCGTCCTCATCCTCGTCGTCGTCCTTCGGGATGCCCCAGCCGGTCGCCACAGTGAACTCGGCCTGGATGCGCGCCTGGGCGGCCCTCGTCGGCAGCTTGCGGATGTCGAAGCACGCCGTCATCTTCACCGGGTCCGCGACCTCGTCGGTGAGCCCGAACGCCATCGCCTCGGTCGCATCCATCAACCGCGACTCGGCCATGAGCACCGTCATCTCTTTGGCCGTCTTCTTGCCGTTCGAGCGTGCCGAATAGCACTGGGCGAAAACTTTGGTCATGCGTTCGAGATCGTCGGCCATCGCCCGCATGTCGTCGACATCGCCCATGACCATCGCCTGAGGCTTGTGCAGCATCAGGAACCCGTTCTTCGGCATGGTGATCTTGTCGGCCGCCATGGCGACCAGCGACGCCGCCGACGCCGCCACACCATCGACCTTGGCGGTGATGCGCGCCGGATGAGCCTTGAGCATGTTGTAGATCGCAAGGCCGTCGAAGACGTTGCCGCCCGGCGAATTGATCCGCAGCATGATCTCCTTGACCTTGCCCAGCCCCTGCAGCTCCTTGTGGAAGTCCTTGGCGGACAGACCACCGCCGAACATCCCGGGGCCGATCTCATCGTAGATGAGCACCTCCGCGGTCGACTTGTCGTCCTTGGCCTTCATCTGGAACCAGGGCCGCGGCGCACGGGCGCTGTAGCCGTTGCCGGCCTGGCTCTCGCGCTCGCCGCCGCGACGCCGCGGGCGCCGATCTTCGCGCTCCTCGTCGTCGCCTTCCTCTTCGTCATCATCATCATCGTCGTTGTCGTCGCCTTCGTCATCGTCCTCCTTGCGGGCGCGGGCGCGACGGCGGCGCTCGTCCTCGTCGTCCTCTTCCTGGGCAGTGATGTTCGGCATGGCGTTAGCCTCTCGGTATGTGCGGTAGCAAACGGCCGCCCGCTGTTCTTGATCGGGGAAATCGTCGGCGAGCTTCTCCATGCACCGGCTGACGTAGTCGCTTTCGGATTCGCCACCGCCTGGCTTCGGGATCGGCATCGTTGCCTCCTGGGCTTGCGCCTTGACGCGCCACCCTGGCGCGAATAAATACTAGGTGCATGGCTGACATCGTTTACGCGAGCCTCGACGGCAACCCCACGCTCTACACCCACGGTGAGGCCTGGTGGTTCGTCGATGGCAAATGGCACGAGATCGATTCGTCCGAGGTCGGCTACAACGCCGCCGTCATGAGCAGGCAAGCGTTCGAGGAACGCTGGCCTCAGCTCCCGAACCTGCCCAGCTCGTCCTTCCAGGCCCTCGGCACATCGAGGCCGTGGTAGAAGCTGCTCATCTCCCGGTTCGCTTCTTCTTTCGCCGGCCCTGGCGGCAACGTCCGGGCCCGCTCGTAGAGTGCGTGACCCTTCGTCTGCTTCGCGACCAGCATGATGGTCGGCCAGAGCTGCACCTCGCCCATCATCCCATCGGCAAAGCGCAAGGTGACCTTGCGATCGAAGTAGCCGACCGGCTTCATCTGCCAGCCCTCGTCGGCCACCAGATATTTTTGCTTCAGCCGATCGATGATCGCGTCGGCCTGCTCGGGCGATGAGACCTCGAACCCGAGGCGCACGGCGTCGGAGATCGACTGCGGCTTGCGGCCGGCGAGCTTGAGCTTCTCCTCGATCCGCTCCCGCTTCTTGATGCCAGGATTGTGCAGCTTGGCGCCGGTGTCGCGCTCGATCTGCTGCGCGAGGGTCACCAGCTCGCCCTGATCGGCGGGCGCATGCTCGACCAGGCTATCGACCGAGGTGTGCGGTGACGCCGCAACCCAGGCGGCCTTGATCTTGTCGGCGTTGGCGATCGACGGCTTGACCGCAGTCGTCTTGCGCTCTGGCGCGGCCTTTTCGCGCTTGGCCTCGCCGCCGCCTTCCTCGCCGCCGCCCTCCGGGGCAAAGCTCCCCGGCGTCGTTCCGGGTGAAGTCTTGCCGCGCTTGTGCTTCGATTCATCCCACGCGATTGCCGCCAGGCGCGCAGCTCGCCCCTCGGCCCGCCGGGATCGAGCACTCGGCTCGTGACGCGGTGCATCCGCACCCCATCTGGCCAATTCGCGCTTGACGCTGCAGCACGGACAAAAGCCCATGCTGGCGGTTGCTTTCGACGGCCCCTTCGTCGGCTCGCCGGTTTCGATCATGCAGTCTTGTGGTTCGCGATCCTCGTCCCAGTCACCGGCATAGTGCAGCTTGCCGTCCTTGTCTTTCCTGAAATAGTGCATGTGCGAGAGCGGCGGATAATACGCGTGCACGGTGATGTCGCGCTTCTGGCCTGACTCGGCGGTGCCATACATTTCGTGAATGTAGGGCGACTTAATTTGTACGGTTTGCTTTGGCTTTAGGATTTGTTCGCCAAAACGCGACTCCAAACCTTCCTTGCTTTTCGCTTTGTCGAGATACCCTTCGCCGGTACTATACGCGCGATTGCCGACGTTGCCGCGCAACACCGAAACGCCGACCTCGGATTCGAGATGGTCATGGATGCTGGTGATGTCGTTCTTGCTCCATGTGAGCAACCACATGGTGGGCACGCCCTTTTTCGTATCGCCCTTGTGCAGCAGAAGGATCGGCCCGAAGCGAGGGGTGGTGCCGACTGTCGTCGCTTCCTCCTGCTTATACGAATCGACGAGCTTTTCGATTTCATCGCCATGCGTGAGGCACAGCCATTTCGACAGGTCGGCCGCACCGGCGCGACTCCCTCGGCCCGCCATCGCCTCGACGTGATCCTCGATCGCCTTTACCAGGCTCTCAGGGACTTCGGGCGAGGCCTTTTTGTCGCCGCCGACATCCACGCCAACCTGCTTCTCTTCGCCGCCGCCAGCACCGGCTTCGCCGTTCCCCTTCTTCTTGAACTCGCCGCTGCTGTGACCAGGCGCGCTCGGCCCACGCGGATGTTGAGACTCCTCGAAGGCAACTGCCGCCAGGCGGGCGGCTCGCGCCGCAGCTCCGCGCGATCGAGCGCTCGGCCTGTTCTCACCGAGAAAATCCGCAATCACGTCATCAGCCCATCCCATGGCGCGTAGGCGCTCGCGCGTGACCTCAAGCGCATCGTCGTGATCGCCTGCGAGGATTTCCTCGTGCAGCTTGGCGTCCTGCTGCTTGCCGGCAGCGTCGAGGTAGAAAAGCTCCCCCCGTTCAGGCACGGTACGCCCTCGCTATGTAGTCGTTGAACCGCCGCATGGTGTCACGATCATTGAGATCGAGGCGACCAGCCCAAAAATTGTCGGTCAGCAACGCCTTACCGTATTTCGAATCGGCAATCGCCCACAGCGTCTTGGGATCGTCCGACTTGAGCAGTTCGAGCAAGCGCTGCTGGTCGCCCTGATCCTTGATGATTGGTTTCTCGTTTTCGTCGGCGCCCTCCTGGACGAGAGCGCGCAAATGGTCCCGCAGATAAGCCCATGACTTCTTCGACGGCGCAAAGCCGTATCGGGCCCACGCGTAAGAGCCGACATCGACATTGGCGGTGAGGTCCACACACTGGATACCCAGCTCGCGGTACTTCTCGATGTTTCCGGCGAGCATTTTTTTGCCGATCGAAAGCCCGGTGAACTCCTCTTCCAGTCGAAAATAATCGTCAACGGCTTCCTTGCGTTTGAAATCGATCTCGCGTCGATAGCTGCCCATCTTCTCGCCATCAGACGTGCGCAGGTCTCCCTTCAGGGTCCACGCGCCATCGCCCTCTACGCCGATCTCCATCGTGCCGTTCAAGCCGTTGAGGAACTCCTTGCGGAACTGCTCGGGCGGTTGATCGACGCGCTCGTTCCAATCGGCGAGGAACTTTTGCTGCGCGCGCGGATGCATCAGGAGTTCGATGCCGGCCTTCTTGAAATCGTCGGCAGTCGTCTTCGTGGTCGGAGGCTGAAGCGGTTCAGCCAGCTCCTCACCGAGACCCGGTATCCCGACCCTGCGCTCGGACGCACCGCCGCCGCCCTCGCCCTTCTTCGTGAACTGCCCACCCTTTTCGGGCGTTCCCTTCGGTACACGCGGATGCTCGGATTCTTCGAAGGCGACGGTCGCCAATAGAGCCGCCCGAGCTGCGGCGTGTTCGCCACGCGCGCTCACCTTGACCGCCGGCCGCTTGTCGCGCCGCTCGGCCAGCACGCGCTCGGCCATGGCGATGTATTCGCGCGCGTCGTCCTCGCCGTCCTCACAGGCCTCGTGCATCTCATCGAGGAACGCCCGCCACTCGGCCTCGGAGCCGAACAGCTCATGCGGTGGGTCAACCAGGAGACTCATTCACGCTCCTTCGCCAGCTTGGTCGGGTCGATCTTGCGTGACGCCAGAACCTTGCTGAATGTGTCGTCCGCGATCTCGGCCTGCGCCTTCAGCTCATCGGCAAATTTCTCGAAAAACTTCTCGTCCTCTGGCGAATGTGTGTAGGCGTAATGGATTAGCCCAGCCTTATCGGCCGCCATGTTGAATGCATGCTGATCGATTTTCGTGAGCGCGTGGTTGATCTCCGTCGTCGTCGCATGTTCGTCATCGAGGCGTACCGCCGCCCGGCCCAGCGGACCAAGCGGATAGCCTCGATCACTCACGCGTCGTGCAATCGTCCGCATGATCCCGGCCATCTTTGTCGGCCATACAGCGGTCGGATTTTTGGCCGTTCGCCCCGCGATCGAGACCGAGTAGGTCGTGCCATTGCCGGTGCCGGAATGCGCATGCACCGTCATGACATTCGGCGATTTCGATAGATAATTGATGTCCTGCGTCGAGATCGGCAGGCCCGATGGATGATTGTGGTGAAAGTCATGCGGTATCGCCGTCATCTCGTCATGCAGCTCGTCCGACACTGGAACATTGTGCTCTCCACCGGGAATGACGGTGATCTGCGCGCCCTCGGAAAGATCGCCGCCTTTCTGCACGAGAACGCCATATTCGCGATGCGTGCCACCGAGCTGCACGACCGCCTCCTGCGCCTGGCGGTCGAGGTCTGCCGGTTTCCCCTTCTGTCGCCACTGCTCATGTTCCGGCGCCGTCGAGGATGGCGGCCTGGTCGCGCCGTGATGGCGCTTCTTGGTCGCCTCCTCGTAATTATGGACGATCTCGTTCGCGCCCTTCGTCCACCGCCCGCCTTCCTTCGTGCCCTTCGGCTCGCGCGGGTGCTTCGCTTCGTCGAACTCGGCCGTGAACGGATCGATCCAGGCAGCGGTGATCGGCGCCTTCGTCACCGGATCGGCGCGCAGTCGAATGCCGGGCCCATCGCGCTCGAAGATCGACCACTCCTGCAGCTCGGCCGGCAGCTCGCTCTCGTCTTCGACCGTCCATGGCTTGGGGACCTCGCCCCAGTTCAGCTCGATGTAGTTCCGGCGATTGACTGCAACGCTGTTGGCGCGCATCCACGCGACGAGCGGATCAGTACCAATCCGGTGGCCGGTAGCCATTGCTCACGACCCGGCGGCGCGCCTCATCGAGATCGATCACGCCGTTGTGGTAGTCGGTCCAAATCGCGTTGGTGCGCTCCAGCGCTTTCTTGCTCTCACGGCCATAGAGACCACGCTGCGCTTCCCAGGTGAGCGATTGCAGCGCGCGCGGCGAAAGACCGAGTTCGTGCGCGGCCTCGCGGTACGCGGTCGCGTAGATCGCATAGGTGCCGGAATTGCCGGTGGCCGCCGATTCGCTCGCGTTGCGGAAATTCTTCGGCGCGTCCCCCTTCTGAGGACTGCTGTGCAGGCTGTGCAGCACCGCCGTCGATGATCCGGCATAGGGCTGGAGCCATCCGGCCCCCGTCGCATGCGTGTCGATCGTCACGTCATCGTTGGTCGAGTACGGGTCGAGGAAGTTGTTGTAGAACGAGCGCACCTTGTGCGCCGCGCCCATCGCCTGGCTGATGATCTTCCGATCGCCACCCGATTCGAGCGCGATCACCGCATTGGCGATGTTCACGTTGGTTTGCCAAGCCGCCGACCAATTCTCGCCCGCTTTGGTTTTGACATAGCCGTCCTCTTCGCCTTCCGGCGTGACGATCTTGAAGGAACGGTCGCTATAGGTTTCGTCAAAGGTTCGAATCCACTCGGCCTTTTGCACCGGATCGGTCAGCTCGCCGAGCTTCTTGCCGCGCACGGTTTTCAGGACTGCCTTCTGCGGCTTGGTTTTCCAGATTTGACGGGCGGTCTTTTCCATCTCGGGCGACCACGCCGTGTCCTGCTGCGTCTGGTAGATGTCGATCAGCCGATCGCCCAGGTAGACGTTCTGATACCAATCCTTTTGCGGACTGAGCGCCGCATAGGCCCCGGCAACCGCGGCATCGTTGAGCCCATACTGCCGCGCCTTGCGATCGACGATGCGTCGCGCGCCTGCGTACCAGTCGGCCGATCGATCGCGGATGTCGGTCGGCATGTTCTCGTACAGGAATTTCAGGTTCGACTTCAGCCGGTCGATCACGTTGCGCGCAATCTGCTCGGGTGTGCCATCGGTTTCCTCCGGTCGCAGACCGGGATAGTCCTCGGCATTTTTGAACAGCGCCATGTCGCTCGCGAACTTTTCCGGCTCGCGGCGCAATGCATCGAGATCGGGATGCAGATAAACCTCATCGCCATTCTCGACGTTGCCCTTCACGCCCCACGGGAGGCGCGTCGAGATTTGCAGCGGATGACCCTGGCCGCCGACCAGCACATTGATGCCGGCGTCACGCGCCGCCTTGGCGTATTCCTCGACGCTCTTGCGCGCCTCGGCCTCGGTCTCGGCCGGCGTGGTCGCGGCTTTCTGCGTCGGCGGGATCGAGGACTTGGATTGGAAAACGACGCGGCCGGCTACGAGATCAACGCCGCCGCCGCCTTCCTCGGGAGCGAAACTTCCGGGCGTCGACTCGGGCGTGGTCTTGCCGCGCGGATGTTGCGCCTCGTCGAACTCCTTGGCGAAAATTTCGAGCGGCATGCGCGCCCGTGCGCCAGTGAATGCGTGGCGGATGTTGCGCGGATTGAAGATCACATAGGCGATCGGATCATCAATGCCCTCGGTCTCCATCGGCGCCGTGTTGATGTACTTGAGCCCGAGATAGCCGTGACGCTCCATCTGCTCGTGGAATAACTCCACCGCTTTCACGCGATCCTCAGTGTCGAAAATCGTGCTCGGTCGATCGGCCAGATATTCGTCGATGCTCTTATATGTCGAGCCAAACCGAGGGCTCGTCCATGGTTGATCGTGCGCAAGCGCTTCAGCGCCGTGCTTCGCTTCCTCTGTGGTGAGGTGCAAATCTCGCTCGATCTGCCGTGCGAAAAGATCGGTATCCTCACGAAACGCCGTGCCGTAAACAAGCCGCGCAATCTTGTCCTGATCGATCTCGACGTTGCCAGGCTTTTTCGGTTCGGCCGGATTTTTGACCCACCGCAGGTGCTTTTGCTCGACCTCCAGCAAATGCTCGTCAGTCGGAATGCGTAGCTCGTAAATTCCGCCTTTGTGGGTTTCACCCGGTGCCCGCGTATCGCCTGGACCAAGCTTGGTGAAATACTCGGCCATCTTCGGGTCTTTGGCGACATGCACACCGATCGCTCGATCGATCATCAACTCGTTCTTCGGATCGGGAACGGTGAACCGCTCAAACCCGGCTTGCTTCGATCCGTGATAAGCCGGCTGCGTCGGGCCGTTGTAAAGGCCTTCCTCGCCGTCTTTCGTCCACTGGCCGCCCTCGGGTGATCCCTTGGGTGCGCGCGGCTGCTCAGGATCAAAGGCGAAAAACCGTGCCGCGACCTTCAGCGGTTCGGCTTGCGGTCGGGCGGCTCGCGCGAGGGCTCGGAGGTCTTCGGTGAAGGCTGGGACGCCTCGGCCTTGGGCGAGGCTTTCGCCGAGCCGGGCACGATAATCATCGAGCGCCGCGACGGCATGTGCCCCAGCTTCGCGTTCAAGGGATGAACTGTAACCCCGCCAATCTTTCGCATCGCCGATCCTTTTATCCACGATCGCCGCGGTCGGCAACACGTCGGCATCAATCCCGGCATCGGCCAGCGCGCCCGCGAGCTTCATCACCGCCGCATCGGCACGATCCGCGATCGTCGCCGGGCCCTTGGGTACCGCGTGGGTTTCCTCGATCCAGCGGCGCGGCAACTTTTCCTTCATCCAATCCGATCCGACGCCCGAGCTGACGAGCTTGCCATTCACCAGCGTCCAGATGTCGGTGTTGAGAAGATAATTCTCTTTGGTCAGCTCGACGCCGAGCGCCTTTGCCACCGGTCGGTGGATCGCCTCATAGGCGTCCCACACATAGAGGTTGCCGGCGTCATCGCGGATCACCCGAGCCTCGGCAAAGTCCGTGTTCTTGAGCAAGTCCTTGATGTCGCGCTCGCGCGGATTGACCAGCACCTCCATCGGCTGGATCGAGCCCATCGGGTTGATCATGACCGAGGTCGTCTCCGCACGCGGGCGCTTCGCGATGCCCTCGGGGATCAACAGCGTGATGCCGGTGCGACCCTCGCCGTCAACCGTCTGCGTGAAGCCGGCGAGCAGCTCAGGATCGACCTTGCGCGCCACCTCGGCGAGCTGCTGCGGCGTCACCCCAGGCTTGGTCGGGATGATGTCGAGACGGAGATCGCGCGCGGCCGGGAAGCCCTCGGCATCGCGAACGACCCACACCTCCTTCTGCGGGCCGAGCACATGCGCGATGGCCTCGGCCGCAAAAGTCGCGTCAGTTGGTTTCCCGTGAAACTCGCCGACCAGGGTCGGCTCCGACGAATATTCGCCGGTCGAGGGGTCGGTCCAGCCGCCGACCACGTGATGGGTCGCCAGCACGTTGGCGCCGGCCGCCTTGGCAATCTGCTCGGCGACCTTCTCGGCATCGCCATAGCCGACCGAGCCGGCGCCGATCGCCTTCTGGAGCGGGGACCCCTCGGGGAGTCCTAATCCGAACGGGACAGTCTGACGCTGATCGCCGTCGCCGACCAGGCCGGGCTCGCTTGATTTTTTTTTTGACCCGGTCTCGACCCCGTCGCCCGCCTTCGTGAACTGTCCGCCCTCGGTCGTACCCTTGGGCACCCGCGGATGTTGCGATTCCTCGAAGGCCTCGATCCTCTCGCGCATCGAGGCGGTGAGCTTCTCCAGCACATCGTCGTCGAGATCGATGCCCTGATCCTGGAGCATCTCCTTGATGTCGGAGCCGTCAAACTCCTTGCCGCCACCCTCTTCCTGGCCTGGCTGACCGGGCTGGCCGGGCGCACCGGGCTTGCCTTTGCCGGTGCCCGCCGGGAAGTCGAGACCGAGCGCCTTTTCGCGGAGATGGTCCTGCTTGATCCGCATGTCGGTGTCGAGCGGATCGTCGCCCATCTCGTCGATCACGTCAGAGCGCGACTTGAAGCCGGCATCGACTGCAAGCTTCTCGGCTTGCTGATCCTTGAGCGGATCAACCCATTCGAACTTCGGCGGAATCCATCTCACGGAGAGATTCATCCGCGGGTCTTTGGCGAAGTCCGGGATGTCGATCGACTCCGAGAGCACCGCATCGCGCAGCCACCGCTCCCAAATCGGCCGACACATCTGATGGACGATGACGTTGTTCTGCACCTGCGCCAGGCGGCGGCGGTACTCGACGATCGCGCCACGCAACGAGCTGTAGTTCGCATGCCGCAGATCGCCGGCACCCAAGGTGTACGGCACGCCCATCGCCTGGAACACGGGCAGGAGCTGCCGATACTGGAACGGCTCGTAATCGCCACCGACCGCGGCCGGCGCCGAGAACGTGATGTCCTCGCCGGGCAGTAGCGTCTGGATCGTCCCGGGCTCCAGCGTCACCAGGCCTTCGTCAGGCTCCCACGGATACGCCGGCCCGCTCTGATCCTGGATCAGCATTTCCTCGGGCTGCGGCGACTTGACGAAGCCGGCGAACATCGCCGCGACTTTCTTACGGTCCAGCTCGGCGTCGTCGTACTGATCGAGCATGAACAGCTTGACCAGAGCCGAGGCCACCATCGGCACGCCGCGCACATCACCGGGCCGCCGCGGCTTGAAGATGTGCAGAATCTCCTCGGCCGGCACGCGCACCCGAAAACGGAAATCGCGCAGCGGCGTAATGATGATCTGCCCGGGGTGATACGGCCAAAAATGATAGGCGACGCGTTGGTGCCTGTTGTCGAACTCGACGCCGTTCATGATCAGGTTGCCGTTCTCGGCGAGCAGATTGTACGAGAAATCGAGCATGTCCGACTCGATCACGTGGAGCTGCAGCGGCACGCACAGCCCATCCTCGATCGAACGCGGCCGGTAGCGCAGGAACACCTCGCCGGCCTCGAACAACGCGCGCGCGACCAGCTCCTGCAGGCCATAGAAATCGACCATGCCATCGGAGTCGCACTCGCACGCCCATTGCGCCCACAGCTTGTTGACCTCGGTGCGCAGCGTGGGATCGGGGATCAGCGACGATGGCCGGATGCCGGTGCCGATCAGGTTGCCGCAATAGGAGTCCGCCGCCGATGCCGCGTGCGGGTTGTTGCGCACCATGTCGCGGGCGCGGTCGCGCAGGATTTCGCCGCCCTGCGTCACCAGGGTGTTGATGGTGCCCTTGTTCGGGAGCCACTGCGACAGCCGGCGGCGCGCGTTGGCGGCTTGGAAGCCCTGCTGCGACGGCGACCACCACGGGCCACCTGGTTGCCACGCCCAATCCTGCTGCGCCTTGGCGCTCGTCACCGCGCCCTTCGGCCGAACCCGGATGCGCGCCGAATTCACCCCGTCGCCGAACATCATGCCGGCGGGGTCCTTCGTGCGAGCGTCCACTTAGAGGCCCTTCCAGCCCCTGGTGCGGGTGAGGAACGTGCGGGTCGGCGGGCCGAACAGGTAATTGTTGACCATGTGCAGCGCCAGCCGCAGCTCGTCGAGTGAGCGATAGGTCACGCTCTTGCCGTTATAGGACACGTGCAGCGTCCCGGACGCGATGGCCTGTTCGAGCGCTATCTTTTCGGCCAGCGTAAACCCGGATGGCGCCGTCGTCGGGTCGAGCGGAGGATTCATCGAGACCATTGGTCAGCTCCGAGATCAGCTCATGTACTGTGATCGCATGGTGCGCCTCCAGCGCCCTTGCGGGCGCCACGGGCGATGCGGAATGCCGGGGGCGGCCTGGGGTGCCTTCGGCGGTTCTGGCGCACGGACGGCCAGCGGATGAGGCTCCGTAGGCGGTTCTGGCACCCTCTGGGGCGGCGGCGGACCGAACAGCGACTTTACCGGCGGCTCAGCCGGGCGATTGGCCACGGGCGCGGGCTCGATCGGAACCGGCGCCGGCTCGAAGCGGACCGGCAGCGCCTGGCGGGCGGCCAGGGCATAGACGAAGGTGTCGAAACTTTCATTCCGGGCCCCGGCCGGCTTCTCCCATACCCGCACCGGATGCCCGAGCCTGTAGCGCGTGATCACCCGCTCGCAGGTGAGCTGCTCGAAATACTGCGCATTGAAGTCGGTGCCGACCGGGAAGTGGATGTAGCCCGGGCCCGGCTTCTGGATACGCAGCCGCCCGTAGATCGCGTCCTTCGCGGTATCGACGCCGACGACATAGAAGTCTTTCTTCGCCTTGCTCTCGCGCTTGGGCCAGATCGGGCGTGCGCCGCTCACGCCTTTGATGGGGAGCACCTTGCGCCCACGCCGCGCCTTGCAGAATGCCAACACCTGGTTGCCATGATGGCCGCCGGTGTCGATGCAGGTCGCGCTGATGCGCAGCGTCCGATCATCCTCGGTCGGATAGGTCTTGAGCAATTGCTCGTCGAGTTCGTCCCACAGCAACCGCTGCGCCGGATCGCCGGGCAGCACGTGGTACTCGATCGCCCAGCACTCCTCGCGCACACCGAAGCCGAGCACCTGGCATTCGAGTCGATCGCCCTGCACGTCAACGCCGGCCACGATCATCTTGACGCCATCGGGCAGCAGCTCGGGCCCGTACTGCTCACCGCGCGACACCAGCGACGACGACTCCACGACCTCGGCCGCTTCCTCCCACGGCTCGCCGAGCACGGTGTTGACCCACACCTGCAGCAGCTCGGGAACGTCCTTCGCCTTGAGGAACTCGACCACGATGTCGGTCAGCGTCAGCCACGGCGAGATGAAGCCCGGGATGTGAAACCCCGCCGTGCCGTTGAACGGCGCGGTCGAGCGCCACTCGCCCTTCGACACCGCTTCCCAGCGCGCGACATCGTCCCACGGATTGCCGCAGTGCTCACAAACGTAATAGGCGGTCTCGGGCTTGTGCGGCCAGTACTGCGCGCCCACGGCACGCTTCTCGCCGTCGAGCGCTTTATCCCAGCGCACATTTTCCCAGCGCAGCGTTTGCTTCTCTTCGCATTGCGGACAGGGAACGTAGAACCGTCGCTGATCGGACTTCAGCCATTCGCGCCAGATCACCGATGTGGCCTTTCGCCCCGGCGATGAGCCGAGCAGTGTCTTGCGGTTCCAATAGGTGGTCTGTCTCTTCGCGGCGAGCTGCAGCGGATCGCCCTCGGTGCCGGCCGAGGTCTTGAAGCGATCGACCTCATCGGCGAACACGATGCGGATCGGCCGCGCTGCCAGGCCCGCGGGCGCGTTCGAGCCGACGATCGCCATGTAGCCGCCGGGGAACGATTTGAAGCGCAGCGAATTTTCCGTGTACCGACTGATCGGTTGCCGCACGAGCCCGCGCAGCACCGGCGTGTCGCGCACCATCGGCGCCAGCCGTTCCTTCGACCAGGTTTCGCCCGCGTCGATGGTCGGCTGCAGGATCAGGATCGGGCAGGGGTCCTGATGCACCATGAACCCAAGCGCGTTGAGCACGCATTCGGTGAAACCGACCTGCGAGGCCTTCGGCACCACGATCGTGTGAATCGTCGGGTCCGAGAACGAGTCCATGATGCCGCGTTGGTACTCAGCGCGCGCCGTCACCCACCGTCCGGGCTCGGCCGCTGCTTCCATCGACAGCTCGCGATAAACGTCAGCCCACTGGCTTACTGTCAGCTTTGGCGGCGGCGACCACGCCTTTAGCGCGGTGCACACCATTTCGACGACGCGGGTACTCTTGGCCCGGATCGAGATCGACTTCGGCAGCTCCTGCAAGCTCGCCGAGTGCGGCTGATAGTTCACTGTCGAGCAACTCCCGGATTTTCGTCGGGCTGGAGATCAACGCCAACCGCGGCGCCATCTTCGATGGGATCGCGAGCATCCTGGCTTTGGCGACCGCGACCAGATCAGTCCAGACCGTTTCGACTTCCTCGGCCGAGACGAGATCGCCGACCAGGCGCGCACGCTCGACCTCGGCGATGTCGGCCTTCATCTCGTAGAGGCGCGCTCGTTCGGCGGAAAATTTCTGCGCCGACTTCACCGACTTCGAGCCGCCGTGCCGCATGCGCAGGAACTCGATGTAGGCTTGCACGCACGGCACCAGATCGTACTTGCCGTCCGAGTTCGGCAGCGGGATCACTCCTTGCTCGGCCAGCCGGGTGACGTGGCGCGGCGTAAGCTTGAGCACCTTGGCGATGGTTTCAGACGGATAGAACGGCATGAGGCCCCAAGAAAAAGCGTTGCCGGATGGGTTGGCATTCACCCGGCAACGCTAAAGGAGGTGCATTCAAGCAAAAAGAGGTCGAGCGCGCACCATACCACAGCTCACTTCGGTCTGCGAGTCTTCATCGCGCGCTCCATCGAATCCGGGAACGCCTTCATGATCTCGTCGGCCATGTGCGTTTGAAAGTCGGCGTAGAACGGCACGTCCTTCGGCTCGACGATCGATCGCGCCAGCACATACATCATCTGCAGCCCGCGCGCGACCCGCTGATAGATGACGTTGCCGCGGATGAATGAGTCGGGCAGGTTCCGCGGCTTCTGCGAAACCGGGACACCGGTCGCATCCTTGCGCACATACTTCGGATTGGGGATCGCGAACCGGCCGCGCGCGCTTTTCGTGCCGCCCTCGGCGTGCAGCTTCAGCTTCACCGATTTGTTCAGCGCGTCGAAAATTGTCACGGTCAGATTCTGCTTGGTCGCCTGCTCGACGCGCAGCGCCGCCCGAATGAAGTTCGGGTTGCGCACCTCAACGTGCTGCGGCCAGGTGTTGTCGATCATGAACTGGCGCGTCACGAACGCGGCGTGGTTCATCGCGTTGGCGAGCGCGAACGGAATCTGATCGGCCGCGGCGTTCATGCGCGCCGCCAGCTCCTCGACTTCCGTCATGTCGATCGTGAGCCAGTCGCTTGCCGTTGCCATCGCGGGCCCCTTGAAAATGCGGGCGTGGCGCCCCATATTTCAGGTGTCAGGGAACAGCCCAACACCCCTGAGTGATCCGAAAGGCACTGCACGGTGCGGGCTTTCCCCCAATGGTTTGGGTGACGGAACATCCATTGCAGGCCCCACAGCGGATCAGCGTAGACCGAGAAAAGCGAACAAAACAACGGCGCGAAGGGTGAAAATCCCTGCCACGGAAGGGTCATGAGAGGAAAAGGGCCGCGTACCAGTCCCGCTCGGCGGACTCGCCGTCGAGCTGCCGGGTCGAGACTGCTTTCCCCTCAGCGGGGTGCCCGGGTTCCCCTCAGCGGGGTGCCCGGGATCGTGCCCCGGGGCGCTGGCAGAGGGGAAAAATTCCACCTCCGGTCATCTTGAAAATCAGGGCGCCACGCCCTATATTTCAAGTGGAGGAAGAAAGATGAGAAAGACCCGAAAAACCTGGTTGCACAAGACCCTCGCCGCCCTGGTGGCATGGGCCGAGACGCTCCTGCCGGCGGGCCCCGAGCCCAAGGCAGTCCCCGCCAGAGCGCTCCACCTGGCCCTGCGAGCCGAGAGGCACGCGCGATGAACGGCCTGAAGTGGAAACACCCCTACCGAAACGAGGACGCGAGGCGCGAGCGCCTCGTCCGCGAGCTGGCCTGGGCCACGCGAACCAACTGGAAGCCAGCCGGCGAGGGCGAAGGCCTGGAAGCCATCCCCGAATTCCTGCGGCGGAACACCGAGGCCGAAGGAGAACGCATATGACCTGGAAACTTCGCAAAGCCAATGGCGCCGAGCTGAACATCGGCGACACCCTGGTCACGTTTCGCGGTGACACCGTGACCCTGACCGGCATGCGACCCCCGCACAAGCCCAGCTCAAGCGGCCACGTAGCGCTGACTTGGGCTGATGGCAGCGAGCTGGAAGTCTACCCCGGCGTGGTTGACGCCTGGTTCGAGCTGAAAGGAGACGACGAATGACCGAGTACAGAATGGTGAGCACGCACACGCTCGAAGGGCAGAAGGAAGCCGAGCGGCTTCATGCCGCCGGATGGAAAACCGTTCGGGTCGGGCTGTTCGCAATCTGGTTCGAACGCAAGAAGGGAAACCGAACATGAAAGTCTACGCCTGCCCCATCCCGGCCCCCACACCGGACTATGCGAACTACGACCGCGACAAGGAGAACGCCGCGATCGAGGCCCACAAGCTGCGGCTAACGTCGTGGCTGAAAGCCAACGGCTACACCGGCAAGCGCACCGGCGAGATCGTCCGATTTCCAGTCGCTGATGGCTACGCCGAGTACATGCTCGGTGACGGCCGCAAGTCGATCCTGGTCCACCTGCCTTACTACGACGGTTACCAGTACGTCGACGTTCGGTTTCTGCCCAAGGCCGAAATCATCCGCCGCATCGACGCCGACAAAAAATTCACCGCGCTGTTCACGAAAGGAGACGCCTGACGCCATGACCGACACAACACCCCGCCTCTACGTCGGGACCTACGCCAAGTACAACAACGGGTCGCTCGCCGGCAAGTGGCTCGACCTGGAGGACTACGCCGACAAGGAGGATTTCCTCAAGGCCTGCGCCGAGCTGCACAAGGACGAGGACGACCCCGAGTTCATGTTCCAGGACTTCGAGGGTTTCCCCCGCACGATGTACTCCGAGTCGTACGTGAGCGATGAGCTGTTCGATTGGCTCGCCCTCGATGAGAACGACCGCGAGCTGCTCGCCGTCTACCAGGACGGCGTCGATCAGAGCGGCACGATCGAGCAGGCGCGCGAGGCCTACGCCGGGACCTACGACAGTCCGAAGGCCTGGGCCGAGGAGTTCCTGGACTCGACCGGCGCGCTGGAAAAAATCCCCGAGAACCTCCGGTACTACTTCGACTACGAGGCCTACGCGCGCGACGCCCGGGGCGATCACTACTTCGTCGAGCATGATGGCGACACGTGGGTTTTCTACGCCGGATGATAAAAGGAGCAACGACGATGACGATGACCAAGAAAGAACGCGAGCGCGCGAGCCATCTGCGCGCCGGGCTGACGCGGATGTCCCGCCAGGGCTGGAAGGACTCGCGACCGCTTTCATACAAGCCGCTCGAACGCGAGTTGGCCGAGCTGGAGGAGCGCGCCAACGCGCGATCGGTCAAGCCCGAGGAGATCGTTGCGCGCTACAACGCTGCGACCGAGGCACTCAAGATCACCTCGCGCATGAGCTACTCGCCGCGCGGCGGATGGTTCACTGTCCGCACCGGCATCTATGACTCGGTGCCGAGCAAGTATCTCCGCGACGGCGCTCTGCGTGCGGCAATCCACCGCGAAGAACAACTCGCCAAAGAGCGCGAACAGAACGTCCGCAAGTCGGCGCGGACTGCGCGCGGCGTGATGCTCCCCCAGGTGCATCTCAACGGCACGTCACGCGACGAGCTACTCGCGCAAGTCCGCGAGGCGCACATCCAGATCAAGATCGCGATGGACGCCTTGTGCAAGGCCGCACCGCACGGACGCGACTACTACACCATCCCTGGCTACGCCGAGAACGAGGCGATCAACCTCGCGCAGCGCGACCACGAAGGGCGCGTCAGGGCGCTCAACTCGGTGCTGCGCGATCTCCAGGAGATCAGCGACCACCTGCTGAAAGGAGACAACCGATGACCCTCAACCGCGTCCTGATGCTGTCCGAAGCGCTCAGCCAATTCGTCGAGAACAACGATCCCGACGACCTGGATGACCACGAAAAATTTCCCGGCCTGGTCGCGCGGTTCACCGAGGCCCAGCGCATGCTGGGCGAAGTGGACGCCGTGCTCGCCGGCCTGGCGATGGAGGCAAACAACACTTGAAAATGTGGGCGCCACGCCCCATATTAGAAGTGAAGGGAGAAATGACCATGAAAGTTGACGGCCGAGAGGTCCACAAAAGCGTCACGGCGGCAAAGGTTCTCGAAGCGGCCGAGCGCTCGATGGTGTCGCTCGACAATCCCGGGTTCTGCATCGCGTGCGGTGCCGAGGCCGAGGGCTGCGAGCCCGACGCCCGCAAGTACGTGTGCGAGAGCTGCGGCGAACGAGCGGTGTACGGGGCGGAAGAATTGCTCCTGCACATCGCGTAAACGGAGGTCGCATCATGACCGAGCACCCGAGCTTCATTGCCGTCACCTACGACTCGATCGATGGCGTGCACAAGCGACGCAAGTTCAAAACCCTGGCACGGGCCCGAGCGTTCGCCACGCACTGGGTCGGCGAGCACCCGACGATCGGCTCGACCTACGCCGTGAGTGATGACGGCGTCGGCAGGATCATGGTCGACGGCGTGAGCCTCTTCACCCTGTTCGGCGAGAAGCCCTGGCCGACCAAGCAACCCGACGGGAGCTGGCTATGACATTCGAAGACATCGCATGGAGCAAGGCGCATTTCGAGATCATGGCCGACGGCGGGACGTGGGGCATTCCTCGCAGCGGACTAATCTTCCAGCGGCGCGGACAAACGCTCGTGCTCATGGCAACGCTGCCGCACGATCCGGGGATGCCGATTGATACTGCGGAGTTAAAGCGCCAGCAAGACGCCGACTTCGAGATCATCAAGAAGCATTTCGGCGCTGCCGGTATCGAGGTGAAACGATGACCGCTGACCTGCACTTCACCGACCACGGCTCGATCTGGCTGATGGAGCCGCGCACCGAATTGGCGACAGCATGGATTGCCGAGCACATTCCCAACGACGCGCAACGCTTCGGCGACGCCATCGTGATCGAACCCCGTTACGTCGAGAGCATCGTTGAAGGCGCGACCTTCGATGGTCTCGTGTGTGTCAACCTCGGTCGCGCATTGGAAAGGCTACAATGAGCTGGAAACCCGAAGTGATCGCTGACTCGTCCGGTCAGTTTGTCGGCAACGCGTTGCGTTTCGCGACGCGCGAAGAAGCGGAGGCCTGGGTGCGCGATCTCTCGATGCGTTGGACCCTCGTGCGCGAGACCCGCGTGGTCGAGTGCGATGACCCGGTCACCGATCGCATCCTCTTCGAAGCGGATGGCTGGAGGCGCGTCTCGGTCGAAAGCACAAAGCCATGACCATCCGAGTCGGACAAGACAATCATTTCCGCCGCATGACGTGCTGCTGCTGCGGACGCTATGCGGGCACCTGGCGGCAGCATTGGAACCGCGACACCGGTTATGGCGTGTGTGCGGCATGCGTCAACTCGATGCGCGAACGCGGTGCGACCGAGGCCGAGATACTCGATCTCTACGGCACCGAGAACATGAACTGGGGAGCGATACCGTGAAACACTACACCACCAAGATCAGGCTGCGGCGCCGCACCGGGCTCGGCTCCCCGCATACTTACGAGGATGTGTTCTGCCAGGTTGACCTGACGATCGATGTCGATCGCCTGGCCGCCAGGCTCGGCAACAAAGCCATCGACAACAAGTCGCGCAAATCGAAGCTGGCGGTCGGCATCACCTGCGAGGTGCATCCGATCGAAGCACCAAAAACGGAGTTTGGAACGGTCAAAGCTTCCACGCTGGCCACGACCGGCCGGTGGGACGCGGCCTATAACCTGGCCGTGGTCGAGTGGCTTGAGGAGCACGGTCTCACGGAAACGCCCGAGAACGTGCAAACGGCAATGGCCGCGCTCAAAGAAAAGGAATGACCATGCTGATCGACAAAGCCGCGTTCCTTTCCCTGCGGGCGATCATGACGCGCCTTTACGATGATCGCCCCTTAACGGGTGACGAGCGGCGCGACCTCGCGAACAAAATGTTCGCCGTCCTTGACGGTGCAATCCCGATCACAGGAGAAACGCCATGACCGACTTCGCCGCCTGGAAGGCCTCGGTCGCCAAACTCCTGGCCGAGGTCGAGATCGATCCGCGAGCGATCAAGCACCGCGATTGGCGCAACGCGTTCATCGACTCGTTGACACCCGAGCAAGCGGCCGAGCGCCTCGCCGCGACCTACCTCAACCAACTGCCGGTGAAGGCGCGCATGAAGTTCCTCGGCATCGGCAAAGTGAAAGGATACTCACGATGAGCAGCGTGACCCATAGCGTGCGCGCCAAGACCGCGGAGGACTTGCGCGCGGCACTGATCCACGAGTTGGACCGCCGCATCGAAATGCTCCCGTACAAAGAGCGCAAGCGCGACCAGCTACGTGTCGATGGAGAGCGCGAGGCCTTCACCGACTTCCGCAACTTCCTCCAGGACTTGGAGATCGAGTCATGACCGCCCCTCGCTGCCGCTGGTGTGGCAGGCCGCTGCGTAAGCGCACGCGAAAAACGAACGTCCATGTCCGCAGGCCCGACTTCACGCGCACGCTTAGCAACGGCCAGTTCTGGCGCGACATCGAAGTGGACGAGCCGCTGCGCACGATCGAGGACGCGCAGCGGGTGACCGATCGGCCGATCGTTCACGTTAAGATGTTCGCTGAACTTGATGGCAGTAAGTCGATCGCTTGGATTCACGATTGGGACGGCACGAGCTACGAGACACGCTACGACTTCTTCTGTACCAACAATTGCGCTGCTCAGATGGGCCGCTCGGCTGCGCGTGACCACAACCTGATCGGCCCAGGATACGGGAAGGCCCGCAAATGAAACTCACCGCCATCACCTTCGGCGCGCCACCCACAGCCGAGTGCCATCACTTCGTTAATGGCCTGTGCACGACGTGTGGCGAGGCCTTCGCCCCCCTGGAAATTGCGGGCAAAAAGTCCTATATTAATGGTGGAGGAAGAATGACGACGAGACCCACGGTCAACGAAACGATCGAGTTCATCCAGCGGGCCCACGCCGGCCAGGTTGACAAGGCTGGCGAGCCGTTCTGGCTGCATCCGCTCTCGGTCATGCACCGGCTCGGGCCCGACGCCAGCGACGAGGCCCGCCAGGTGGCGCTGCTGCACGACGTGATCGAGGACACCGAATTCACCGCCGCCGATCTCCTGGAGCGCGGCTACTCGCGCGCAGTGGTCGAGGCGGTCGAGCTGCTGACCAGGCCGCCGACCGAGGCGCGGCTGGCCGGCACCCCGGCGGGCGTGACCTACCTCGACTGGATCAGATCGATCGCGGCATCCGGCAATGCGCTCGCCATCGCGGTGAAGATTGCCGACTGTGAGGACAATGCGGACGAGCGGCGCGAGCTGCCCGAGGCCGCCAGGTATTTGCGGCGCAGATACGTGAGAGCGCTGCGCATCCTGCGCGGCGAAGAGAGGAACTTATGACCCCGGAACTCAAAGAGCTGATCACCAACGCATCGCGCCTGATCGAGAAGCAATTCAAGCACCGCGGCCAGGTATTCCCGATGTGGCACGCGGTGCCGATGCAGGGCCCCGAGCTAGTGTTCACGCCACCGTGCGAGAACAAGAACGAAGCGATGGCCATGGTGCGCGCGCTGTTCGATCTCAACGACGTGGTGCGCTGCGTTTACATCGACGAGGCGTGGATGGCCGGCGAGTTGACCACAGCGGAATATGCCCAGGCGCAAGAGCACGGTGTCGCCTCGCTGAAGAAGAAGCGCGAGGAGATCGTCATGTTCTTCGGCGAGGACCGCGACGGCACGACGCTGGCGCGGCGCGCAATCATCCGGCCGAAGGGCAAGAAGCCCTATCTCGGTCCGCTCGAAATCTTCCCCGAGGGTGATAGCAATGCGTTCGCTGGGCGCATCTCGCACATGCTGCCAACTCGCATGAAAGGGACGATCCAATGACCGACGAGCAAAAGCGGCGCGTCGAGTTGCTCACACGGCTGACCAAGCGGCTCGGGCTGACGCCGACCCAGTTCCCGGTGTTCGGCGAGGTCGATGCGCGCACGCCCTCGCGGTGGCGTGCGGGCGAGGGCATCGTGCCGGCCCCGCTGTTGATGCTGCTCGCCGTGATGGCGCGCTATCGCGTGACGCCCGACCAGGCGCGCGCGATCGCCAAGCTCGATCCGATCCCCGAGGCGCGCCCGCGTGGCCGCCCAAAAACCAAGGAGCTGTAAATGATCGAACTCGGATTTTTTCTGATACTCTGGCTTGTCGGCTCGGTCGTCGTCGGCATTGCCGCGGCAGCTCGCGGCCGGTTGGGTGTCGGCTGGTTCGTGCTCGCCATGCTGCTCTCGCCACTGATCGCCGGATTCATGCTGATACTATTCCCGGCGCTCGCGGATCACCGCGGCAAACGGGAGTGCCCGGCATGCGCCGAATGGATTTCACCCGACGCCAAGGTGTGCATACATTGTGGTTCGCAGGTCACCCCGATCGAGACTTTCGGTGGCCATATGATGGTCCTCTTGACGAGCTGGTCGCTCACCAACTGGATCAACTACGGGGTCCGCATTGCGATCCTGATCGTGGTCCTCGTGTGGCTCGCACAGCTGGGACACCCATGATCAAAATCTACACGATCGCCCACATCCCCGAGGAGCTGCGGCACGCCTGGCTGCAGCATCTGCGCGACTTCGACACGGCGCACCCGGGATGCCACTTCGAGGTCGCGGCCGACGCGCCCGACAAGTCGATCGTGCAGATCGTCGAGCTGCTGCGCGTCAATCCCGAGATGACGATGACGCAGATTTTCGAGCGCGACCGGCGATGACCGACTCGCGCAGTGGCCACAAAGGCATGGCGATAAGGACGAACTTCGAGTTCTCGATGTGGGTGATCTACGACCACCCGAGCGACTATCCCACGAGCTTCGTCGCGCGGCAGTATCGGTTGAGCGGTGAACCGGGCGGCGTCCCGACCGAACACGCGTTCGCGCACGACGATCTTAAAACGCTGCGCCAGGTGATGTGGAAAGCCGGGCTCAAGTGCATGGAGCGCCACCCTGACGACGATCCGGTGATCATCGAGGTGTGGCTCTAGCGGTAGCCCTTCGGCGCGTCCCCGTACTCATCGATCAACTGGTTTTCGTTATGGCGTTCGTGGCGCTCGGCCTGCGCCTCGACCTCGGGCTCGTCCTCGTGCTCCTCGGTCTCTTCGTACTCGTGCTCCTCGGTCTCGGTCTCTTCCTCGACCTCGGGCTCATCGTGCCGGCGCGTTTGCACCGGGCGCTTCACGATCTTCTTCGCCTTGCGAACCATGTGAGCCTCCCCTAGAGCGACCCCGCGAGCGCGAGCAGGTCGAACACATGAAACTCGCCCGGTATCGAGCCGTCCTGCGGCGTCCAGGCTCTCGGGCTGGAGAAGTAGCTGGTCTTGTCTTGGTCGATGAGGCCGAGGATGACCTCGGCGACGATTCGCCCGCCCGTTGGGCCGAGCGTCTGGCCGTTTTTGAGGACTTCGCTTTCCTTCAGGATGCTGAACCACAATGGACTCCCACCGCCCCAGGCCGGATCGGTGAAGTCGATCGGCGGCACCGTGTTCGGGTTGCTCAACGTCGTGAGCCCGAGCGGCGCGATGCCCATCGAGCTGGCGACATCCTGGTAGCTCGGCAATCCAATTCGCGCACCACGCAAAAGGTTCCGCGCCGGCAGCGACGTGACGAGCGGCGTGTCGGCGGGCGAGACGACCGGGGGATTTGTTGGCAGCGGGCCAAGCTGCGGCGTTGATGGCACCGCACCGGCCACCGATTTCGAAATCAGCGCATCGATCTTGCGAAAGACGTTGAAGCCGGGCGGGCGCGGTTGTCCCGGTATCTCGACGAAATTTCGGAAGTCGATTTTCAAATTTGGCGGGATCGGCCGCGAGCCGTGCAGATCGTTTCCGGCCGCGTTGAAAACCTGCGTCTTCGTCACGCTCCCGGTCGGCATCACGTAGGCCAGGCGGATCATGGAGTGACCGAAGCGGTACGCGGCCACGCTGAACTCTATGGGGGTCATGGGCCGATTGGGATTGCCGGGCTTGTAGTTTTGATAGCGCACGTTGGGCTTTCCGGCGCCGTTGTATACCAAGAACTGATCGACGACATCCTGACCCACGAACTCGGGCAGAAGATCGTGGACCACGATCCATTGCCACCTCCACCGCACTAACTGCTGCGCTTCGCTGAAGCTGTAGCCTTGGTCCACGTAGTGATTGTGAAACCGTTGGAACGCGAGATGGATTTGCGCGATTATCAAATTCTCGTCGTTGCGTCCCTCAATCAAGATCGCCGTGCCATCCGGTCCGCGCTGCAAGTCCTCGACGCCGTTCGCGTTGATCGTGGTGATGAAGCGCCCGGCCGCATCGTAGAAATTCGGCGAGCCCTGCAGGCCGCCGCCATAGACCGAGTCGAGATCGAGGCGCGGCGTGCGCGCGTTCGAGATCACCGAGAGGTCGCCGTTCGCCTCGTCGAGTGGCGGCGTCATCAGCGTCAAATCGTGATCCAGAAACTGACCCAAGTACGTGAAGATGCTGGGCCGACCAGCCGGGTTATCGTCCGCGGGCGCGTTGGGATCGGCCATGCTCGCGGCGAGGTTCGTGAGCAGCAGCTCGGGCGGCTGGAACGGCGCGAGTTGCGGGAACATCCTCCCGAAGTCTTGCGCCTGGGCCTGGAGCTGGCACCCGTAGGCAGCGATGGCGCATAGCATCGCGATGAGGAGCTTCATCGTTTCACCCTTCGTGGTATGCTTCGATCGCTCGGCCAGGATTAGTCTGGAATCCAAATTGTCTGTGCCGGGCACGGCGAGCCTCGTTCGGCCAATTGGCAGTTGGAAGCCACACGATCCATGCCGTTCGGCGCTCGCCACTTCAACAAGCGTTGCAGATCGCGGGTGGCGGTCGCTCGATCGGCGGCGCGACGATCGAGCACTCAACGATCGGATGGCGAGAGAAGCACGGAGGGTTAGTGAAGTACCCTCCCGAGGCCGCCGATGAGTTCCGAGGCGATCCAACAGGCGACCGCAGCCCACCCGAAATTCCAGCGTCCGTGGCCGGGCATGATGCACGCCGCGATCACGGCGAAGACAAACGCGAACACGAGCAGGATCAGACCGACGTTCTGCATTCAATCCTCCATCCGTTTGCGTTCGCGGCGCAGCCGTTCCTCGACGCGCAGCGCCAGGTGCTCGTAGTCGTCCGCGATCTTGAGCATCGTCTTGCGCGAGATGTCGTCGCGCATGTCATCGGCGAGCGCACGAGCTTCGACGGCGCGTTGCCGCCAGTGCGCGGGATCATCGACGACCATCAGAACAATTCGCCCTGACGCAGGTTCAAGAAGAATGCAGCATCGCTGTCGGGGTGCTGAATCTTTTCGGGCGGTCGCCGACGTTGCATCTTCACGTTTTCGACCCACCGAGGGAATGCCCCGGTGCTAAAGCGATGTCGTGCTTCCGAATCCGCTTCGATCCTCATGTGACATTGCTTTGCCAGCGGGATCGTCGCATCCCATTTATTGTTGGCTCGATTGAACTGATGGTGATAATCCCAATCGATGCCACGCCGCGTGAACTGTCCGCGCTCGTCGAGAATAAAAAAACTGCACTCACCACACGGACATCGACCAAAATAAAAATGGCCGATGGTTCCGCCATGCAATCGCTGAGTTGACCCGATCGGATCGCGTCGTTTTAATTCGATGACTTTCCCGAAATCGTCATTCAGCTTGTCGATTTTTGTTTCGACCCGATCGAGCCGCTCGGCAAATGGCAGCATTGCCTGCTCGATGACATCCTCGACGAGATCGCGGAGTTGAAAGGCGATGGCTCCCGGTGCAATGTATGCGCCGGTGCGTCGGATCGAGGGCAACACCTCGTGGGTCACCCATCGAACGAAGCGTTTCGCGACTTCCTTGCGGCTGGTGTGCGCGATTTTATAGACACCTGCCTCGCTGACGATCAGCACTCGCTGCTGGCCGCCAGGGGTTTCAATACTACTGAACCCCTTTTCGTCGTCATCAAGTCGCTTCGCGGTTTCCGTCACATTGCCGAGTTCGAGCACGTCGCATACATCGGCCAGGACAAACCACAATTCGCCGTTACGAACGACGCGAACATTGTGCCGCTCGAATATGAGAACCTGAGAATTCTGAGACATCGTGTGACGCTCCTCGATAGCGTTGCGTGATGAGGCTCGGCGGGACTGTTGAGCGGTCCCGCCGGGCTGCTAATTTTTCACACCAGCGGCGCGACCGCGGTGATGACGCCGAACGAAACCACCATCGTCACGCCGGCCATCGTGACTCGAAGCTGATCCGTGTAGTCGGCGGCCGGCAGCGTGGTGGTCGAGGCCGGCTGAACCATGACAACCACCTGACCGTTGATCGGATCGACGACCGAGACGCCGGTGCCGAGGTTGAGCGTGAACTTGTTGACGGTCCTGCTCGCGTCGTCGAGCTTCCACTCGATCGCGAGTGCACGCGTGAGGTCGTAGGGCACCCCGCTTTGATCGACGCAGGCGAAGCCCATCAGCCACGTATCGCCTGCGAAAAATTTCCACGGCTTGTGCGCCTGGCCCCCGGCGGTCGCCTGCACCGCGGCGCGCTCGTAGGCGACCGTCTGGTGGACCGCGGCGGGCGAGGCGACGAGCGCCCCGGAGCTGGTCGAACTCGAGGTCCCGGAGCCAGTGACGTGCGAGGCCTGCGCTTCGAGTGCACCGTTGCCGGCGATCGGCGGCACCTCGATGAAGGCGACGTGGACCGAGGCGTGATCGGCGACGAACAGCGTCGGGTGCGAGGGAGCTGCGTCGGTGGTTGAGACCAGATATTCGGCGCGGATGCCGACCGTGGAGGTGGCGCTGCCAGAGGCTTGTTGCACCACGCCGTCGTACGGCATGACCGGGCCGGGGGTCGGGATCAGCAGCGCAGAGTTCTTCAGCTCGCTGGCGATGGCGCGCAGCCGCAGCAGCGGCTCACCGCCGGTCACGATGTCGAGGGTATCGGGGTCGCCGTTGAGGACGACCGAGCGCACCGGGGCGAGATGCACGGCGACGGTCGAGCTGGCGGCGAACGGCCACACTGCGAGCGAGACGGCGGCGTCGAAGCGCGGCGTCGCGAAATTAGCGGTGACGTTGTTGCCGACGAGGATCGGTGTCTTCGGGGTCGTGTACCACACCGAGCACACCACGCCGTCGGCCGGGCCGGTGCCCTCGGTGCAGGTGATCTCGGCGACCTTGACCCAGGTGTTGCCGGCCTCATCGATGACCGAGGCGACCGCGCCTTCGTCGGCGTCCTGCACGGTCGAGTCGTTGTCCACCGCGACCAACATGACCGCCAGGTCGGTCACGCCGATCGCCGCGGTCGCGGTGACCGCCAACGAAGCCTGGCCGCCCGACGAGTGGTTGGCGTTGATGCCAGCGCTGAAGTAGAGCCCGAACGCCATCGGCCTCACACCGGCGCGGCGTAGGTCAATCCCGAAAGCGAAACCGTCTGACCCGGGGAGATGATCAGCGATGTCATGGTGATGTCGCCGCCACCGCCCGGCAGCGTGACCGAGCAGTTGAACACTTCGAGCCCGGTCGAGTCCTGCATCGAGGCCTTGGCCACCGTGCCGCCGATCGCGTTGGTGTCGGATGAGATCGCTGCCGCGGTCGCGAGCCCGCTGACCGACGCGGCGAACGCCGGCTTGGTAAACAACAGCGTCGCCACGACCTGCGCGCCCGCGGTCTGGTACACGACCTTGCCGTTGCCGGCACCCGCGTCGAGCTTTACGCAAACTGCGTTCGTCATCGCATCGCGCGCGGCCGTTGAATGAGCTACCGCCATCCTTGAACCTCCCTCACGCGTGGGATATTTTCACCTCGAACCGGAGGCCTGACACATGACCGACAACGTCGATGTCACCGCGATGCAAAGCATCGCAAAGGAAATGCTCGACGAGGCGCGCGCTACGCGAGCCGACATCGCTGACCTCAGTCAGCGGCTCGACGACTTCCGCATCAGAACGGAGCTTCGCTTCGAATCCGTCGAACGCCGCATCGGGGTTACTGACAACCTCGTCATCAGTCTTGCGCATCGCCTTGAGGGTTTCGAAAAGAAAAACGGCGAACGCTTCGACGTTGTCGAAAATCGGCTCGATGTGATTGAGCGGCGACTCGACACGATCGATGGGCGCCTCGAACGCCTCGAAGGAGAACCAGCATGACCGACACGATCGAAGCCGACGAACTCAAGCCGCTCGATATTCGCGAGAAGATCGCCCACATCGATCAGATGCTTGCGGATATCGATCGATCACGAACTCAAGTCTCGCGGACTCAGCAAGAAATTCGCCTCGCACCCTGGCAGTTGATCCTGGCAGGCGTCGGTGCAGCCGCGACATTGATGGGCGCTGGCGCCGCGATCTTCGCGGCAGGTGCAGCCTTTCTCAAATTGTTCGGCCCATGAAGCTCGATCATTTTATGCTCACGATGATGTTCAGCCTCGCGATCCTGGTGGTCGCGATCGTGATCATCCTGATCCCAGGCCCCAGCCACGTTTGCGCCGATCTCAGCAAGTGTCGTGAGGGTGACATCGCCAAGGTCGCGATCGGCGACGTGTCCGCCCGGTGCTCGTTCAAACACAGCATCGTGCCCGTCGACGAGGGCACGGTATTCTGCCTGGTGGTCAAACGACGGAGCGCACGATGAAGTTCGTTCTGCTGTTGGACAAATCCAACGGTCGCCCGATGTTTATCAATTTCGAGCGCGTCACCCGGTTCGCCGCCGCCGGATCAAAAGGGCACGGCACGATCATTGACACCGACGAGCGGACCTTCGTCGTCGCCGAGGAGATCGAACAAATCTGCGAGGCCCTCGGCTATGACTACGAGTATCGGGTCTCGATGAAGGACCGCGGAGAATGATGACCGAGGACGACCGCAAAGCCCTGCGCCGCAAGCTCGGCGAAGCCGTGATGGCGATCCAGGCCGACTTCGCACACCACGAGCCCGCCGAAATCATCCCCGAGATCATCGCCGCCCTGCTCTCGCTCGCCAACTACATCATGCGCTGCAACGCTCACCTCAGCCGCCAGGACTTCCTCGACGCCTGCGAAGCCGCCGCCCGCGAAGGTGACACCCAGCACTGAGGCTCGAACCAATGGCGCGGATGATGTCGAAGCTCTACCACGCGCTGATCGCCGCTGGTGCGGAAGTGGACATGGCACGTGCCGCCGCCGAGGAAGCCGCTGAAGCCGACACCGCCGAATTGAAGGCCGATCTCACCAGCTTGCGAGCGGACTTCGCCAACTTGCGATCAGAGATCAAAACCGACTTCCGCTGGATCGTCGGCCTGATCCTCACCACCGCTGCCCTCAACACCGGAGCCGTGGTCGCCCTCGCAACCTTCCTCACTCGCAAGTGAGGGTGCGCGCCGGTCAGCCAACGCGCACCCAACGTCAAACAGGAACGGCACAGGCCGGATTCGAACCGGCGATCTACGTCCGATCAGGACGCGCGCTAACCCCTTCTAACCCGTCAGTCGCACTCCCAAAGCGTTCAGCGAGAACGCTCCCCGAAAAGAACCCGGTGAGCGCGCACGGGACCGCGCTTCCATGCCTTCCCGATCAGCCCCGGGTCAGAACCGGGGCATCCGCTCCCACGTTCGTAGGGGCGACTGGGAGCGAACCTCGTGGCCCCGACTTCCACGGGGCCTCCCCAACCGAGCTGGGTCGTGCATCCCTCACCAGCTCCCTCCGGGGTCGAGTTCCAGCCCGCGTGGGGCTGGGCCAGAATTCTGCCAGGGCCCCCGTAGAACCTAGCTAGGCCGAGCAGCCGAGCCCGCCTGTGCGTTTTTTCCGGGGACCCCGCCACCACCATACCCCCACCAACCAGAACGCACCAGCGGGCTTCCTACGCGGGAAAATTGCGGTGCTGTAATACGGTACGGACACCTAACCCCCGGACGTTGCACATGAAATCAGGGCGGGTCGGGCAGTGCC